TCGCCACGCGCGGTCGCCGTCGCGGCCGTGCGGGAGCGGGCCGGTATCGGGGTCTGGACCGTCGCGGCTGGCCCGGCCTGCTGGATCCCGGCATTCGACATCGGGTCGAGCACCCCGGCGCGGCTGTAGAGTTCCGGCACCAAAGTTTTCATGGCCCCTGGGGCGTCTTTCCCGGCGGCCTGCTGGACCGCCTTCTGGACCGACGCGGGGGTGTAGACCGAGCCGACGCCCTGGGTGGGAGTCGCGCCACCCTTGGAGGCGGTGGCGTATTGGGTGCCGGTGATGTTGGTGAAGGTCCCGCCAAGCTGTGGCGCCCCCAGGGCTTTGGCGACCGAGGCGGTCAGGACTGGCTTGCCATCGGGGCCGCGGTGAAACGACGGCATCCTCCCGCGCTCTTCGTAGTATGCCCGCAGCGCCGATTCCGAGATATGGCCTTCGGCCACCAGGGGGTTTTGGGCGAAGTTTGGTTCAGCCATTGGATTTTATTTCCCCACTGCAATATCAGCGAATGGGATCTTGTCGAACATCAACTTAGTCGCCTCGTCTTCTCTCAAAAGCGGCACGAGTCGCATGATGTCGAATCCCTTGCGCTTGATTTCCTCGATAGGGATATAGCCAGAGCGCAGTATCCTGGAAGGATCAGAAGGGCTTCGTATATCAACGAAAACGCTATCAAGCCCCCTCCCTAGGGCATCGTCATAAAGACGCTCCAGGGCCTTCGCTGTAGTTTTCCTGGAGCTTGCGCCAGCCATAAGGTCAATTCCGCCATGTGTCAGCCTAATCGCCCCTCTAGCCTGCGCCTCGCTCAGGTCCTGGCCAAGGCCAAGCCGCTGGCTTAATTGGTGATGATTTTCATCAATTGCAGACTCCACGAACTTTCCGCGAGGCGTGACCATTCCCACAAACGAGAGCGGCGTCATGAGTGAAGAAATATCGGGCTGGGCCATTCCCAGCAACGCGCTACGCAGTGTTTCTTGCGCCCATCGCTGCTCATCTCCCAATCGCGCTGCCGAACCCCATGATCGACTAGCTCCTGACGTGGGGGGCGGCAGCCATTGATTGACCTGCTGCGCCCATTGTTGGCCTACTGGCCAGCGGTACTCAGCCATTTAGGCCCTCCGGGTGACCGGCGTGCGAATCGGCATCGGCGGCGGCATGTAGGGCGAGGTCATCGCCTGCGACAGCAGGTTCGCCATTTCCTGCGACGGCGCGCCGAATTGCGCCGTATTGGCCACGTAGCGGCCAGCTTCCGATGGCGCTCCGTACTGGGCCGCCAGCTTCACCATGTTGTGCCCGACCCCGCCGGTGCCGCCCCACTGCTGCATCTGCTTCAGGCGCGGGTCGTCCTTGCCCAGCGGGTTGTTGTTGTACAGGTAGTCGGCCATGTACTGGGAGCCCGCCATCCAGGGCTGCCAGTTCTCGGCCACGCGATCCAGCACCGTGTTCGAAGTCGAGGGGAACAGCGGCATCGACGCGATGTCGTAGCGCGGACCCAGGTTGTAGAACTCCAGGCCCGGCACTTCCGCCGACATCTGGTCGCCCGCGCGCGGCAGGATCGGGGACGGCAGCCGCCACATGCCGGTGCCACCCTCGGGGGTGTCAAACATGCCGGAGAACAGCCACTCCCCAAAGCGCTCCTGACCCTGCGGAAATATAGGTGGTAGAGGATTGGGATTGATCTCATCTTGACCACCACCAGCCACGGCACCAGCGATGCCAGCACCGGCCGTAAGCAATGAGATAAGCGGGCCGATTCCGATTTGCGGCATGTTACTCCACCCTCCCCAGGAACGGGATCCAGTCCTGACGCCGCAGCCCCAACCGTTCCAGGTATCCGGCGTGTTCTTCCGACGCAGCGTGTGTCATATAAACCCCGCGTCCAATGTCTTTAAGTATACGATGAACTCTGTCGAACATCCTCTTGGCAATAAAGCCTTTTCGCATCGCTGGGTCGATCCATACAGGCTCGATCAGGACCCGCGTCTGGATGATCCAGAACCCCACGATTTTGCCCTTTTCCTCGGCCACCACGACGCGGCAGATGCCCGGCACGGGACGGGATTCCGGCTGGAGCCAGTCGATCGCGTCGAGGCGGCAGAATTCGCGCGGCGGTAGTTCTCGGACCATCATCCGTTGTAGCTCCAGAGAACCCAGGAAGTCAGGCTCCCCTTGACGTAGAGGAAGATCGCCGAGGACAGCCCCGTCCGCAGGACTACATCGGCCCCGGTCAGGGTCAGGATGCGGTTCCCGGCCGTGGACCCGATATCGGCGTTTTTGATCGTCATCTCCTGGGCGGTCGTGTTCAGCAGGAACAGCAGATGCCGCGGGCGGGCGTTTTGGACCCAGGCCGTGGTCTGGAATCCGGTCACCGCAAATGCCCCCGTCGGGCCCGTGATGCTGATGACCGAGATGGCTTCCCCGTCGTCGCCGGAAATCACGATATCGTCGTTGTCGCCGTTGGCCAGCGTCTTGATCTTGCCTTCCAGATCGCTGATGCGGCGAATTGTCAGCTCGGTTGTACCACCTGCTTTATTGAAGTCGCCGGAGACGAACGGGAAGCGCTCGTCCCGCAGGTACTTGCCCGCGGTCCAGTAATCGCGGCGCTCGTCTTCCAGGGCCCGGACGCGCTTTTCAAGGGCGGCTAATTGCTGGTCATTCATTAGCTTTGCTTATACCCCGCCGCTTTCGAGACATTCGCGTAAGTGCATGGCAGCGACACTTGCGCGACCTGGACCCGCAACTCGGGCGGGAACTCCAGGTGAATCTGAAAGAAGTTGCCAGTCACCTTGAGGTCCACCCAGGTAGCCTGCCAGTCCTCGCTCCCTTCGGCCAGGGCGTAGAGGTCGACCGTCACCTCCGCGCTGGTTGGGCGCGACTGCTGGCGTGCCGTGACCTTGACGCTGGCGCTGGGGCGCTGGTCCGATTGCGTTGAGCCGTGGAGCCCGGCGAGCGCCCAGACCAGCAAGAGCCGCTGGCAGGTGTACTCGTCGCCCGGCGAGCCCACCACGAACACCCCCGAGCGCAGCGTCGCGGGCCGCTCGCGCGGCGCTCCGATGCCGGAGGCGTTGTAGGCCCAGCGGTATTGGGACCGCGACGATTCGTTGGGCAGCAGCGCCAGGTTCATGGTCGTCCCCATGCCAGCCGGGGTCGAGCGCTGGAACCCTTCCCAGGCTCCGATGAAATCGCTCGAATAGACGTGCCGCCCCCAGGTCCCGCTCTCGAAATCAAAGCTGTAGTGCGGGACGGCGGCGTTCTGGATCGGGATCAGGTGATACCGCAGCCTTGGGTCGGGCTCGGACACCTCCTGGTTGCCCCCGGCGAACAACGCGCCACCCGACGGCATCCCGTAGTCCATGCGGGTAGCGATGCCGCGAAACAGCACTCCCCTGGCCGCGTGGCGCAGGACTTCGCGGCGCACTTCCCGGCCGATGCGGTTGGGCTGGAAGCTCTTGTCCATGTGGTAGACGTCATCCTGGCCGACCCAGAACATGTTGTTGTTATAGTCGTCCAGGCTGGACGGATAGGGGCAGCCCGCGCCGGCCGCCCGCACCAGGTTCTCGAACCGGATGGGGGCCGTACCCGAGCCTGTCGCGTACCCCAGGGTGATGCCCGCCCCGCGGGGGATGACCACGATGTTTTCGATCGTCCGCAGGCCAGTGATCTCATCGGGGGTTTCGGTCAGGACAGTCTGGCCCGAGCCGGTCCCGGTCCAGTTGGTCTCATCGCCCGCGATCGACCACCCCACGGCGCGCCGGTAGAGATGCCCGCCCGCCGAGCCGCCGTGGGCGCCGATCGCGCGGCTGTACAGGCCGGTGACGTAGCGCCAGGGAGCGGTGGTCATGACCGTATAGTCGGTCGTGGTGGGGTCATGGCGCAGCACGCCGTTGAGGGCGTTGTTGCCGATCAGGAAGACGCCGTTGACGATGGCGATGTTGTGGGTCTCCACACTCGCCAGCCCCACGGTGCCGCCGCCTGATTGCGTCAGATTCGATCCGGTCGGCCCCTGGACGAAGGTATCGTTGCTCTTGATCCCCACCGAATAGGGATTGTCTTCGTTCCACCAGACGCCCTTGCCGAACGTGAACGTCGCCCCCGAAGGATCCGGCCAATAGGTATAGGTATCCTCGTGGAGCGGCGGGCGCATCCTCGCCACGCCGTCCTCGAAGACAAAGTTGAGGCCCTCGGCGGCCTGGTCGGGCCGCACACGGATGAGCGGGTCCTGGAGGTTCAGGCCCTTGGCGGGCACCCAGTCGATTTGACCGTCAGCCATTTGGTGTTATACTCGCTACCGGCACCGCCAAGCGCGCCCAGCGACAAATACCGCGCTGGTTGAGAGTTGGGCATCGCTGAAAGGTAGCCAGCGACCGAACGCAGCGAGAGCGGCGGTGCCACTTCTATCCATGGCTATACCTCGAATGGCGCGGGTTGATTGAATAATCCGCGTCCAGGTTCTCGCGAATCGTCTTGGTTTCCAGCAGATCGTTCCACAGCCGGGGGATGATCCCCAACTCGTAGGAGACCTGCTTCTTGGTCGAGCCCATGCGGGGCAGCGGCGACTTCATGACCAGCATCTGGGCCTTCTGCATCGATTCGAGCGAGTTGTCGTAGTGATACAGCTCGTAGAGGGCCTCGAACGTCAGCAGTCGTTCCCATTCAATCGGGATCACAATCTGATGGCTGGCAAGCTCCGACAGGTCGTTGGGGTCGGTAATATCCGGCATCGACCAGTAACGGACCCGCAGGGTGTCGCTCGAACTCGAAGGGCGCGGATTCAGCTCCAGGATGTCGCCCGTGCGGCCGCGCGCGTAGCTGTAGGGCTTGGACGATACGGCGGTCGATTGGGCATCGTAGAGGCGACCGTCGCGCGGCACCAGCCGGTGATAGGTCCCCGACGCCGCGTTGTAGTACCGGATCGAGATGATCCCGGCCAGCGGCGGGTCGAGCGTCGCGATGCTGACCTCGGGGTCGTTGGCGGTGACGGCGATTTCGGTGGAAAGCCGCTGGAGTTCCGGGAACGGGACTTTGTTGCAGATCGAAAGATAGGCGTTGCGGACGGCGATCAGGCCGAAGTTGCGGTAGTCATCGGCGCGGGTAAGGATGTCCTTGACGCAGGTATCGCGGATTTCGCCCAAGGTGCTCATTCATCACCGTCGATCTCCGAATAGCCGCAAGGCTTGCACTTGCGCTTGCGGGCGCTGATCGTCGTCAGGGGCTCGCCGCAAGTGGGACAGTGGCCCGGCTGGCGCGGGAAGCTGCTGGTGACGACCAGCGGAGTCGCTACTTCTTCCGCTTGGGCTTCTTCTTTTTGGCTACTTTCCCACCAGTTTGTTCGTGATCCCATCGTTTTGCGATCTCCGGGTGTTTGGCGTGCATGAAACGGCGCTGCTTTGCTGATTTGTAGGGCACATCACCCTCCCAACTCCTCCGGCCCCGGCGCGAACCAGGCCCAGTCCTGCGCGCGGGTGTCGGCCCCTTCGTGGTCCATGCCGTTGGACAGCGTTTCCTGGATGATCCGCTCGCGCTGGACTACGTCAAGATTGTCCGTGCAATGCGGCAGACAGACCAGCAGGCCGCGCTGCATTCGGAGTTCCGACATTCTGTAGTGAACGCCGCAGCGATCACATGTTTTCCACTGTTCGCCGGTGATGCCGTGAAGGCGTCTCATGGTCAGTCAATATAAATGTCGATCGCGCCCTGTTCGAGCGCCTCCAGGTACAGACCCTTGAAAACGCCGTCGACCTCCAGGATGACCTCGTTGAAGTCGTGGCTGGTATCGGCGGGCCAGACTCTTTTAAAGACGTCATGAAAGTCCGCGTCGCGGATGTGGGCGACCGACCCCGCCGTGATCTTCGAGTCGGTCTGGTTTCTCCAGATAATCCTCTTAACGCCCACGTAGCCCTCCGGCCAGGTGTTTTGATACCCGATGATTCCGGGGGCGTCTCCCTCGTAGACGTGCCACACGTTGCCGCTGAAATCCGCCATCCTGCCTCCGAAATACCTGGGGGCCGCCCGCTAAAACAGCCCCCAGGCTGACGTCAAAACTAGGTGACGACCACAGGCTCCAAGATGCCCGAGGTATCCACGGTGTCGGTGCCGTAGTTCTCGAAGCAGCCCATCGAACCCGCGTCGATCGTGACGCCGCCCGCCACGGGGTCGACGTTCGGGGTCCAGAGATAGTTGTTGGCGATGACGCCCGTGCAGGCCGAATCCAGATCGATCCCCAGCCCGGTGGCATGGATCTGATCGATGTAGTTGCGGCGGATGCTGCCGCGGGTCGCGACATTGCCGGTGAGGTTGTTGATCGGAGCCGCCGACCAGGTGCCCCAGAAGACGTTGTCTTCGATGGCCCACAGGTCCGGGGTTCCGGCGAGCCGGACGCCCGCCGCAGGGCCGGTCGTGCCGCCGCCGTCAAACACGTTTCCGATGACCCTGAGGCCATTGGCCGTGGTGGTCGCCCCGGTCAGGACCCCGACATCGGCCTGGCCGCCGGAATCGCCGCACACGATGAGATTGCCCTGAAGGGTGAAGTGCTGGCCCGCCACCGACACGATGGCGTCGATGCCGTCAAAGCCGGTGCCGTCGATGATGCAGCCATAGAGCACGCAGTTGGCGGCCGTCACCGAGATGGATGCCGTATCGACCGTCCCCAAGTTGATGGTTGGCCGGGCTGCCCCGTACCCCAGGCCCCAGACGATCACGCCTGCGACATCGAAAGTGATTCCGCCGGCGGCCGAGATGGTCTCGACATGGCCCGGCATCACCAGGATGACATCGGCGCGCCCCGCAGTGCAGCGCCCGATGGCGTAGTCGATCGACGCGAAGGGATTGTCGGGCGAGATGCCGTTGCCGGGCGCGTTCTGGCCCGTGGTGGACTTCACCCAGAAAACCTGCCCGCCGGTGACCGGAATAGCCCCGGCCCCCACCTGCGGGATGCCGTAGCTGGAAACCCCATTGGGGAAATTCGTCAGACTCATCAGATGCCTCCTCGTTGGGACATTCCCTGGCCGCGTACAGCCAGGGGTGCCTCGGGGACTGAGAACCCCGACTTACCCGGTTTTTCCCGCATACCTTACGGGCGGCCTGCCATTCAGGTGCTACTTGCCCTTTTCAGAACGCTCGCTATCTTGCTCCCGCACCAGGACTTACTGCTACGGGGTGCTACCTGCCCATCCGCGCCAGTCCGTGGCCCCTGACGTGAACCTGGCGTGCAGCGAGTGCTTTGCGCTTTTCGTCTCGAAATCGTCGGTCGAGTCAATGACGGGGCGCTTGCGCCAGAAGAACTTGACGTAGTTGCACTCGCTCGACGACACGAACCACGCGGTTGTCGAGGTCAGCCAGTGCAGCACGTGGGGCTTCAGGCGCCCCTGGACGGTGTTGATGGCGTTGTTGCCGGTGTCGGGATCGAATTGGGACCCCAGGATCTTCTGCGCCAAAAATTGCAGATCCGGCGGGAACCACAGGTCGGTCGGGGTGCACCGCATCCGCATCCCGGTTTCCGACGGGATGTTCTCATAGAGCAGCAGTATGTTCTGCAAGGCCGTGACGCCAAGCGTCGCATCCGGGTTGAGCCGGTTGCCGTAAGTGGCGGTGGTGATCGCGCCTTTGGAGGGGTCCAGCAACGGGTGGGCGGTGTTGAACAGCGACACCCCGTCGGCGGTCAGCATGGTCGTGAACCCCAGATTCAGTGGTTCAGCGCCTTTCTGCTCGACCCGCTGCCGCATGGCCTTAATGAGTTCCTGGGGGATCTGGCGGATCTTGCCGTACTGGTCGTCGTCGATCATCTCCTCGGTGACCTGGAAGGCCAGCGCGAAGGTGTCGTGGGTGTAGCGCTTCGACCCCCCTTGAATCGGGTCGTCGTAAGCGATCGGGGTGCCTTCCGGCTTGGCGCGCGCCAGCCCCAGCCCGCCCAGGATCTGGTCCTGTTCATAAGGCCGGTCCGAGGTCTGGACTTTGCAGAATTGCGAGTATTCCTCGGGGTGTTCCTTGAGCCATTCGAACATGACCTCGGACAGCCCGGGAGCCATCAATTGGGAAAAGTTTGCTCGTAGTGTCGCCATGATCGCTCCTCAGGCAGCCAGCGCCGCCGACGCAAAGGTACACAGCACGAAGGCGCTGTTGTTGGGGTCGACTCCCCGAATGTGAACCGCGTGGCGCGGATCGGTCCCGGTCGTGAGCGAATCCACGCACCAGTAGCCGTTGGCCTGCAAATTCAGGTCGTAGCGGGTGGCCGGCTCGACCAGGGTCTGGGTGAAGGTCTGGCCATCAAGCAAGGCGATGCGCCAGAGGTGGTTGCGCGGCCGGATGACCGCGACTTTGCCGTCGACCATCGGCGATCCGACGGCGGTCGTGACGGCAGAGGTCTGATTCTGGGGCGTGCCGCCCTCGTTGCCTTGGGTGGCGGTATTGGCCGTAGTCAGGTTGTGGCCGCGCTCGGCCGAGATGCCGTAGATCAGCTCGGAGCCGCCAAAATCATCGGACACCACCCGCGCGAAACCGTCGGAATCAATGAAGATCGGGACTCCGATCGCGAATGTCTCGGCGTCGTCCTCCGGGATCCTTTCGTGTTGTGGGAATCCGTCGCCTTCGCGGTACCACAGCTGAATCGGTGCAGCTGCCGCCATAGGGATTTACCTCCTAATCTCGTTGCTCCTGGCTGATCGTGATCGGGACGCCAGATTCCCGAGCAAATTGCTGTAAGGCCGGAGAAAATCCCGCCGGGGAGCTGCGGTCGTGCTCCAGGGCCTCGGCGGCCTCCAGAGTCTTGATGGCGTCGTAGATTTCGAGATCTACGTGCATCAGGATGCCGTCCCCATGGCGGTGCGTCATGTCCTGCATGTGCCACTTGGTCATGGCTTTCGAGTTGCCGCCCGCGGCTTTGCCGTGCGGGGTTTTGACGATTTGGTACCCCATGCCCTCAAAATGCGTGATTAGATCCGGGTGGCACCAGATGTAGACTTTGCCGGTGTCCTTGTCGGCGACATCGCGGCCGTGGTGGGCTCGCAGCCTCGCGCGGTCCTGTTGGACGCGGCGCAGCAGCGCGACCTTGGCGTCGCGCTCTTTGTCGGCGGCGTCGGCGGGGGCGATTTCTTCGAGGGTGAGCTTTTCAGGCATCTATTTCTCCACCGGCCTTGGCCGCTGCACGTCGGAATCGAATGTCATCAGCGGCACTTCCATGCCGTTGCGGACGACTCGGGCCTTGGCCCAGGCCGATTGCAGGATCTTGCGCCCGGTGCGGTCGGATTTCGAGCGCTGCTCGTCATAGAACTTCCGCCCGGCCTTGTAGCGGTCTTCCGAGATGCCGAAGATGTCGGCGGCGACCAGCTTCTCCTCGTCGTCGAGGGAATCTTTCGACGGCGCGGCGGGCTGACCGCGGAGCGAGGGGGCGGCGGGGCCGCCATTCTGCTTGGCTCTCCGCATGGCGTCGGTGATCTCCTGGGCGTGTTCGCCCTTGACGGCCTTGGCGGCGATCTTCCAGACTTCCGGATTGGTCTGATGGGGCTCGTAGCGCTGGCGGACGAAATCGGCGACCTCGGCCTCGTACATCTGGAACACCATGGGCTCGGCCCGCCGGGCCGATTCAATCGCCATTTCGCGGTCGCGGGGGAAATTCTGGGCGGCCTGCTGCTGGGCGAACTCGGCCAGCCGCCGCTGCATCGCGAAATCGTTCAGGGTGAGCAGCTTGGTGGGGTCCTGCCAGATTTGGTCGGTCAACTGCTGTTGCAAGGCCGCCTGATCCTGGGGCCTCGGGGCCTGCGGTTGCGCGACGGCCTGCTGGAGGGCCTGAAACCGTGCCGCCATGTCGCGCGCGGTCTGCTCGGCGGCGGCGACGCGGGTTTCCAGGGCCTTGTCGGGGGCCGGTTTGGGCTTCTCGGTGACTTCGGGGGCCGTTTCCTGGCCCTGTTCCGCGAAAAGTTCGGCTTGCTGGGTTTCTACCGGGTCATCTGCCATGGTTTTCAAGGTGTTCGGGCGGGACAGCGCCAAAAGGAAAGGGCCTAACCCGGCCGAAACCGGATCAGGCCCTTTGTACAAAGCCCTTTAGGCGCCGTCCAGACCCGCGGGAGCTAGTCGCGGGCTGCCCGAGCGCAGCGAAATGTCAAACTTCTACTTCCTCAGCGTCTTCTGGGGGTAAGTTAACACTTTCCTTTAAGGATTGCAAATAAGCCTCTCTGGATTCGCGGCAAAACTCGGGATTCAGCCCGAAAATCGTGTCGAGCGCCATCTGGAACCCTTGGGCGGCGCGGATTTGGGCCTCGGGAGCCTTGACGGACCTTAAATTCCGTTGCGCGCGCGCGAAATCACTGGAACTGACCAGGAACCGGAGCAAGGCCGGCCATTCCCTGCATGAAACCAGGGCCGCCAATCGGTCCCATTCCTCCGCCGTTAGGGGCGGGTGGAGCCGGTTGCTGGGATTCTCGAAGGAGTCGTTCGACATCGGGCAGTTTTCCTTCCAGGTGGAGCTGATCGAACTCTTTGGCGAGCGAAACGGCCATCTCGCGCTGCATTTTCAGGATCGCCGGGATCAATTTCTGCATCAGGGGGTTCTTCATGGTCTGCACCTGTTGGGCCAGCGCCATGGTTTGCTGCGAGTACTGGCTCAGGATCGACGCCATCTGGAGCAGGTTGGCCCGACTGACCTCTTTGTTGGCCCCCGGGTCCGACGCCTTGATCTCAAACGCCGAGCGGGCCATCCTGTCCGGGGTGGCGGAGGCGAAAAAGGCCCTGATTTTCTCCGCGATTCCGTCATCAAACATGGCGATCGTGGGGTCGTCAGGCCCCCAGACCCGTTGCATCCCGAAACACGACTTGGCGATGCGGCCCGCGACTTGGCGGACATCCCGGATATTGGTGTTCTGGCGGGTGTTTTGCTCGCTCATGACGGCCATCGTGCCGCCGGTGCCGTAGATCCCGCGCTTGTTCGAGCCGCCTTGGGCGGCCCCCTGCATCGGCCCCGAGACTCCGACGAGGCGTTCATACAGCCCGTAGGCGTTGACTTCCTCGGTGATGGTCTCGTTGATGGCGCGGCCGAACTGGACGACGTCGAAATCGTCCATCTCGTCCACTTCCCAGACTTTTCCGGGGTAGCTATGGGTCGACGGCCCCGGGGACCGGACCCCGGCCTTCTTTTTGAACTGCGGGCCGTTGGCGATCGAGTTGTTGTCGCGGCGCTCGTTATGGATTTTCGAGACTTCTTCCTGGCCCTGAGCGAGCAGTTTCGCCATCGAGTCGCCCCAGAACAGGTCGTCATCGGGGAATGGCCGGTAATCAACGAACAACTCGACCCCCGGAGGGGTGGGGTCGAAGTAGATGTCCATCAGGCGGCCGGTATCGGGCTGGAGGGTGGCGACGATGGGGTAAAGTCTTGAGGGGTCCGAGGTCAGAGGGTATTCCAGGTAACACTCTACGGCCTGAAATTCCCGGTAGTGGTAGTCGGCGACCCCGGCCTCTTGCTGCTGGCGGGCCTTTTTCATGTCGCGCGGCATCATCAGGGACGATTCGAGGTCTTGTTCCGACAGGCGCCAGGGATTCTCAGGGTCAAGCACCATTCGCTTGGCGTGCTCTTCGGTGTAGCGGATGATATGGAACTTGATCTCGAACTGGTCGATGGCATTGGCGGTGATCGGGTAGCCGTAAAAATCCTCGAACGGGACAGACATTGGCATCGGGCCGGAATAAATCGGCACGGGTTCCGACACCGGCTCGCCTTGCTCCCAGGAGGTGACGATTTCGCGTTCGCGCTCCAGCCACGGAATCTTGACGATGGCAGTGCCGTACTTGTTGCCGCGGAACATCATGTCGCGGCACAGCTCGTAGAAGCGCCATTCCCGTTTGGCCTTGCGGTCGAGGTAGCTTTCCCCAGCCTCGCGCTGGTCGTTGGGGAAGCCCTCGACCACGATCAGGGGGTTGGTGGCGAAAATGATGTTGAGCGTGCGGGCGACGAAGGTGTCGATAAAGATTCGGATCAGGGGCACGACGATGTTGGAGGCGTTATAGAACGGGGTCGTGCGAACCTTTTCGACGGCCTCTGCCTTGTAAGCGGAGTTCCATTTAGCGTGACTTTTGCCAAGGTGCTCTTCGCGAGCCTCTTTCGCCCGCCGGAAGTGCTCGACCAGGTAGTCTTCAAGCTCGTCCCAGCGGGCGTCGCCGGGGGAAAGCGTTGGGCGGACTATCGTGGGGGCGGGCATTTAGACTCCCTGCTCCCGTATCCTGCGCTGCTGGCGGCGGCACTTGCCGCTAGCGCAGTTACTACCAGGGAATTTACCGGGGCGTGCGAGCACGGGTCCGCCGCAGAAAGGGCACTTATGAATTCCCTGCACATGGACCTGATTGCCCCAGAGGCTACGCACGCTCATACCCCTGGCCGTTGCATCGCCGCCAATCGCTTTTTCGGAGCGTATAAGTTTCACGTGAAACCTCAACTTAGGGACCCCTGGAGCCGAATCCAAAGGACTTAGCCCCAGGGGAAGGCCCACAGCAAGGTATGCTGTCGGCAAGTGTAGCACAGGGGGCGGGGGTAGCTGAAGAAAAGGGTCCAGGGATTGTATTCAAGTGGTAGAATACAAAGGCAATGAGGCGCGATCGCAGACGTAAAGGGCTGGATCGAAAGTTTGCCGAGAAGGCAGCGCGCCTACAAAGCCTCCGTGAACGTTATCAGTCCCAGGCATCCACCCGGCGGGCGCTGGAGGTCAAGGCCCCAGCGAAGCCCAGATTCCGGCCCCTGTATGGCGGGGAATACGGGAAGTACCTCCTGACACCCCATTGGCGCGATCGCCGGGCCGAAGCCATCGCGGCGGCAGGGTTCAAGTGCCAGGAGTGCGGAGGGGCCGTGTCGAAGCTCGAAGTGCACCACAAAACGTATGTCAGGCTCGGGCGAGAACTACCGACAGACCTGGAGGTTTTATGTGCACCGTGTCACAAAAACCGCCACGGAATTCGCGTAACACCAAGAAGAATCAACAAGATTCATATGTAACTGAAAACTGTTAATTACCGGTAACGTTAACAGCCGTTGATTCTAAAGGGCCACTTGACAAGAACCGGGAAACTCTGTAAGCCTAAAGGCGTAATCACTGCGCCGATGGCCCCTTCCTATAGTCTGCCGATGGCTTCGCAGGCACCGCTGCTCTCGCCCGGCCTCATAACTCAGCCCACCGACTCCCCCCGCGAGTTCCCCACCCCGCTCCCCTACGGACTCCTGCGCCGCTACCGGAAATTACGCCCGGCTCTACCCAGTGGATCGTGAAGTCCCCCAAAAATATGTGAGTTTGGTTGGAGGGGTAGCACGCGGGTACGAGCGAGTGCGATTTTCAGGCCGCGAAAGGGGACCCGGAGGGACCCGTCGGGACGCCACCCAGAAATCCGCGCTAACGCCTTGATTCAGCGAGGGATGGGCGCGAAGTTGACATAATGGTACTTACACGACCCTGGCAATAGAATCAACAACATGCAGGCTATCCCCAGCTAGCGCTGGGGGCACACGTCGCGCAAGTCCTTTGTTTATGGTCAATCGTGCTACGGGCATGGCGAGCGCTCAGAGCAGGTAGGCCGGCAGGTTTTCAGGGGATGAGGCGCAGGGGCTAGCAACCTCCACAGCTAAACTCTGGCGTCGCTGTACGCTGACTTGATAGTCGCGCTCCACCTCATAGGCCCGTCCTGGGTAGTTCGGGCCGGAGCAGGCGGGGCAAGGCGCGGGCTGGTGGAAGGCAAGCCCTTCCCGGATATGCTTGGCTATCTCGGCCGCCATTGGCCCAGCGCCAGGCTTGGCCAGTTCGTCGAGTCTGTGGGCCGCCACTATTCGCATGACTTTCGCTTCATCCGCCGTCATCATCCGGGCGTATTCCGCCGATAGTGTGCGTTCGTGCTCACGCTGGTAGTCCGGGTTATCCGCTGTCATCATCCTTGCCACCTTCGATCTGGCGAATCTCAGCTTCGGCGCCTTGGGCCATGAGGATCTGGGCGTGGCCGATGTTGAGCACTGGGCCTGAGCCGCGCACGGTCTTGTCCGCGTAGTGAGTGGAGCGGCGGTGCTTGAGGATATGGATCTGGGCGACTACGTTGCCGTGCGGGTCGCGGGGCGTGGGGAGCGTGGCGTTGTCGTAGTGGGCGGACTCGACGCGGTCGATCGCGCCCTCTTGGGCATGACGCCACATGCGTTCGAATCGCTGGCGGAAGCCGGGGTTATTATCCAGCAGGCTGTAGAGCTGCATGTAATTGAGCCCTGCCGCCTCGGCGCACTGAGTCTTGGTGAGTTTGGGGGACTCGGCCAGGGCCTCAAGAATACGCTCCTCGACCTCAAACCTCTCGTCTGGCGTCATCCTTAGCCCGCCTGGCACAATTCTCCCCCCTCCCCCAAAATCATAGCATTACACCCCAGCGCCAAACATTTTCACGATTTCTCGTCGTGGGGTGAAAATAGGTGTTGACATAGTGGCGGCACTATGCATAATTAGAGATGGGGCGATTCCCCAAAGCGAAACTGGAGGAAAATAGCGATGACTGCCAGTGAATTGAAATACCAAGTTGAATCATCGGGTCGTGAATCTCACTTTTTCACCCGGCGGACCATGAAATTCTTTGGTGACACGATGCGCAACTATGGCGTGCGCGGCCCTGTCACCGTCGAAAACACGCTGGGCGAGAAATTCGAGTGCTACGAGCTGTATAGGCGCAATCCCGTCAAGCACGGGCTGCGAGAGTCGGCTTACTTCGACGCTAAGACATTCGAGCGTGTTCACCCGAAACGCAGTTAGTCAGAGTACTTCGATGAAAAAAGTCTCAGCTCTCACCGCCGCCGCTCGCCTCATGGCCAGCAAGCGCAAGCGCTCCGGGCCCTTGCCCACACCGCGATTCGCCTGCCTGGCCTGCGGGGCCAAACTCGGCGCGGCCCAGGTGAGGGTTCACAAGTGTACTAGAGGGAAAGACGATGCTGACAATTGAACGATTGACAAGTTTACAAGGCAACACGATGGCCGGTTTCTTCGTGCGCAATCGCGCTGGTAAGGCGATGGCGATTGGCGCGTTCGCTGGTCCGAATGGCTTTGTCATGCCCACGCGCAAGCGATACTGCCGCGATATCGACCTGTGCCGCGCCTTAGGCAAGCTAACGGGCCTGCCGGTCAAGTGGAATCTCCACTGGGATCGAAAGCGGAAGCGCTTCGTGTCCTAGCGCCCACTGAGAGCCCACGCCCCGCGCCTGGGCTCGATTGTGGCCACTAGCCACGGGAGGAAAGAGCGATGAGATACCAAGGAGTTGAGTACGTTGTTCTCGGGTCGCGCCTTGTCGCCGAGTCGGGGAATACGATCTACACGGTGCGGCGCAAGTCAGGCAAGAGGCTGTACGCCCTATTTGCTGGGCGTAACGGCGTGCTGTTCGGCCTGGTAGCCTTGCGCTGTCCGCAGGCCGCCTAAGCCTTCCCTGAGGCCCGGCGGGTTCGCTCGTCGGGCCGATTGGGCAGACTTGCCCTTGGAGGAAAAGCGATGGAATACACCACAACAGCACGAACTGACCCCGCCGGCGGAGTCGCCTATTACGTCTACAGCATCACGCAGGACTGTATCGTGAGCGGCCCGCTCCCCAGAGAGGACGCACGCCGCCTGATGAAGGAACTTAACTTTGGGGCTTCCACGGCCCGGCTACGAGCCAAGGGCTTCGAGGCGATCAAAGCATTTTTCCGCGAGCATCGCGTCTCGCCGAAGCACCGCAAGAAGTACGACTTCCATGTCTCGGAAGGCGGCCTGGAGATCGTCGCGAAAGATGGCGAGCGTTGGCGCGTGGCCGAAAGCGAAGGCGAGTTTGTTTTCCTCGCCATGATGCCCAAGCGCGACACTGGCACGATGCTCGGCTATGGGGAGCCAAAGCAATGTCAAGACTAACCAACCCAACGGCGGGATTCGAGGCGTTGTCGGCATTTTTCTACGAGCACCGAGTCTCCCCGAACCACCAAAAGCTATACGACTACTACGTTAACGATCAAGACAATCTGGAAATCCACAAGACAGACGGCTCAAAGTGGCGCGTGATCGAGTCCGAAGGCGAGTACAAATTCTATGCAATAGTGGCTTCGGATCAGCCGAGCAGGGAGAGGCTCCTGGGTGATCTTCACGAGTCCTTGCGAGCCGTCAAGCGCGGCGGGGATGCGCTCTATCATCTCCGGCTGCTGACCACAAAACTAGACGACCTACTCGAAGAGGTGGGTAATCCAATGGGCTATCCGGGGGAGCCAAAGTAATGAAACGCTTTTGGGTTCGCTGGACACAGCCCACCGAAGACGAGCGGCCAATCACATTCCCGCCGCACGAAGCCATCCTCGGATGGTGGCGGACGGGCTACACCTGCGATGCCGCGCTCGATCTACCGGTAGTGCCGATTCTATGCGCTCTGGTTGAGGCCGAAAACGCATTAGCCGCCAAGAAGGCCATCGAGCGGGAATGGCCCGAGGCGGATTTCACAAACGACAACCACTTTGCCCAAGAGACTACGGATGCTTGGCGACCGCCCGCAGATCGCTTTCCGATACTCTCTTGGATGATTGACCGTCTCAGGCCGAAATGAGCATCTTTTGCCGTCATCTTTTCCGCTGGGTGCGCAATATCTACGGCGACGAGATAAACGCAACCGGCGGTCGCTCGTGGTGGCAGTGCCGCAAGTGCGGCAAATGGAGCGTTGGCGCGTCGCTGGTCAAGGACTCCCCCGCCTAACGGGGAACATCGCCCCCGCCTCCAGCGGGGGAGCGCTGCCCCGAGGGGCTCTGGGCCGCGTGCGTGAAGCGCGGCCAACTAGTCAGAGTGATTGCGTGATATCCTGACCCCATGACCGCCGAAGAGTTGAACGCCCAGGCCAACGGCCTCGACTACCAGGCCCAGGCCCGCCAAGGCGAGGCCCTGCAACTGCTGGCCCTGGTGCAGCAACTCCAGAACTTCGTGATCTTCACGGCGCTGGCGGCCCAACTGCCCCCCGAGGCCCGCGAAGTCGCCGCCTCCAAGCTCGACCGGCTGGCCATCATGCTGAGGAACCCGCAATGATTACCTACGAGGAACACGAACGCGCACACGCTGAACGCCATCTGGAGTTACCACAGGCCTACCCGAGTGGCGTGTCGTGCCCAAAATGCGGAAAAGAACTGTTTGTATCACCGAAACTCTTGCTATTAAGCAATCCGCCCCGCCGCCAGGCTTACTGCGCCCATTCCGATTGTAAGTGGATGGGCTCTCTCGCCTAAACCCGTGCTACCATAGCGCCAAGGCCCATACCCTTCAAGGTGTGCTTGAAGGTTTATGGCCTTTCGCTCGATCACCGAAGTCGCCCGCCAGGGCGACGCCCAAGCCCTCATCCGCGACTGGCGCGTAAAGTCGCTGGTCTGGCCCTACTTCTTCATCAAATCCGTTCTCGGCAACCCCGACATCATCCCCCGCATCCACGGGGCCGACATCGACATGGTGCTCGGCAACCTGCGCGAAGGCGTCCGCAAACAGTTCATCGAATGGCCGCGGCGTCATATGAAAACGTCGACGTTCACCTGCGGGCTGTCGATGTGGTTCATCCTGCCCTCGAACGACAACGATAAAGACTATGCGGTCAAACAGTTAGGCATCACCCCGGAGCGCTGGGACCAGATGGCCGCGCTGCGCAATCAGAACTACTGCCAACTCATCTGCTTTGAGACCATGGCGAACGCCCAGAAAAAGGTGGGGGAGATTCGCTGGCACTTCGAGTCGAACGAACTGTTCCGGTCGCTGTTCCCTGAAATCGCCTACACGGGCGCGGAATCGCCCTGGAACAATGACGGCTTCCGCATCCGCCGCACCGGCATGGCCTCCAAGATCGCCGAGGGGACGTTCGACGCCGGGGGCGTGGGGGTCGCCGTCCAATCGCGCCACTACGACCTGATCTGGCTGGATGACATCGTGGGCCAGGACGCGGCGCGCTCTGAAACCGAGATGGACAACACCCTGACCTGGGTAGGGCGGCTGACCGGCTGCGAGAAGCTCGGGGCGACCACGAAATGGTTCGGGGTGTCGAACCGCTGGGGCTTCAACGACCTGAATTCCGTGCTGCGCAGCGACCCCTCGTGGCATTTCTTCACCCGCCGGGCCTGGGACGTCGGCGAAGACGGCCTCAGGATCCCGAATTTCCCGGAGAAATACCCGCTCCCCGTTCTGGACGAAATCAAGCACCACTTCATCTACGTCTCGCGCGAGGGCAGCGAGTCCGATTTCCTGGCCCAATGGCAGAACGATCCGCGGCCCGGCGGGGCCGCCATGATCGACCACGACCGCATCCACCGCTATCAGGTCACCACGGGGGGCGAAATCTCCTGCTCGTGCGGCAAGACCTATCACCCGGCCAACCTCAACCGCTACCTGCTGTTTGACCCCTATAACGCCAAGGGCAAGACGGCCTCGAAATCCCAGCCGGCCCTGGCCGTCGTCGGGCTCTCAACAGACAAACACGTCTTCCTGCTCGACATGTTCCAGAAACGGGTCAAGCACAACGACCTGGTTGAGCGCATCTTCGGCCTGAACGACCGCTGGCAGGGAGTCGTCGCCATGGGGTACGAGGATGTCGGGGCGCAAAACATGTGGGAGACGCTGCTCCGGCGGGAAATGCGGTCGAGTGACTGGCGCGCGCGCCGGCACCGCGAAATCCGGCGCATCAAGGGCGTCGGGGTGTCGAACAAACCAATCGACATTCGCGTCCGGGAGTTCCTGGTGCCCTATCTGGACGCCCGGCCGGGGGTCGGGTGCTTCTCGGCCCGCGAGTCCCAGCAATTGTTCTGGGACATGCTCGAAACCTTTCCGCACCCGGTTCCGGGCCACGACTACGACTTGCTCTCAGCGCTCGCCATGGGGGCTCACCCGGACTTCCAATGGCAATTTCCGGTGTCTGACGAGGAACAGGAGCGCGATTCCAACGAAGAAGAGGAATACCTGCGGCATTTCAACATGCCCTATTCGGTGAACGCCTATGTTTAAGCGAATTTGCGTGATTTCCCTTGTTGTGTGGGGGCAATTGCTTTGGGGCCAGCTCAACCCGAGCCAATACTCGACCGCGGCCAACGTCCCGGTCACCAACTCGGTCGCCACCCCCATCACCTGCCCGCTCGATAGGGCTAACTTCATCCAGGTCTACATCGACCCCTCGACCACCGAACAGATTTTCACCGTCACCAACACCAACGGCACGACCTTCAAGGTCCATTCCGGCGGCACGTATGACTTCGGCCCGATCCCGGATGAATTCTCGCTTGGCCAGACGGTGCTGTCGGTCACCACAGCCACTGGCTCGGCCACTCTGGTTGTGATCGGCATGAGGGTCAGGCAATGACACGTCAAATCCTGTTTGCGCTGGGCCTGGGGGCGGCACTGTGCGTCGTGCTGCTCTACGGCCAGGGCGTCCGGCCGCCGTCGACGGGAGGGGGCGGCTCAGGCACCATCAGCGACGGCACCGTCACCGGCCAGACCGTTTACTGGGATGGGGACTCCTGGGAGCCTACCAGCGACCTGCTGCGTAGCACCACGAACCCAAACTACCGCTTTCTGGCGCAGGACGCGGCCCACACCCCCGTCATGGCCAAGGGCACCACGGCTCAGACGGCTCCGGTCTTTTCCGCCCGCAACGTCTCCAATCAAGACTTCTTCAAGGTCTTCGACACGGGCAAAATCTGTTGGGAAGGCGCCACGATCGACGGCACCAATATGACGTGTCTGGACATCGCGGGCGACCCGGCGGGGGCTATCAATCTCCTGCTCAGCGCCACGGCCAGCGGGACTCTGCTGTCGACCGGAGACGGGGCCCTGAATGACGACGACCTCTCGGATAACTCCCTCAACGATTTGGGGACCAAGACCGAAAACCTTCTCACGCAGCGCACCCTGGATCTTTCGATCGCCACCGAAATCACCCTCGACACCAACGGGGACGCCACCCTGCCGTCGACAGGCGGGCACCGCAAATTCGATACCTTCGCGGACGCGGCTTCCGACACCTGGGATACGGTTGTCTGCACCGCGGGCACTTCCGGCACCGTCATGGCCGCCAATGACGCCCGCACCATTATCATCAGCGAAACCATTATTTCCAACTGGCCGCTCGATATCACGCTCGACGATGACGGCGACATCTTCAGCTGGGCCTGCCCCTCGGCCAACACGATGGTCCTGCTGTGGGTGGTCGATGAAGGCGGCCAGGGCGCGTTCAACTCTCTGCAAATCGGGGCCGCCGGCACTCCCACCAACGATACGTGGGTGACCGACGACGCTCTCCCCAGCGCCCCATCGAACGCCAACGAAATCACCCTGGCCGTCGATCGCACCAAGGGCACCTTGGCAGGCGTGCCAAACAGCGGCGATACCAAACACTGGTCCCCTTATTGGGAAGAGTGCTGGACGGTGTTTGACACCGCCGCCGACCTGACGACGGGCCTCGATGTTCCTTCCATCTGGCATTTCCAAAAGCACGCCGTCAAGGTCAATTACGTGTGGTGCGAGGTTGACGCCAACACCATAACGATCAATCTGCAACGGGACGATGGCACGGCGGCTAATCTTCTCTCGGCCGATCTGGTGTGCGACACGGGCGGCCAAACCAGTTGCGCCTCAGGCTGCGACGTCAACACCATCTCAACTTCTGAAGACGACTTCGCCATCGGGGAAGAACTCGACCTGGTAACCGTTTCCCTCGGGGCGGCCCGGAGGCTAAATCTATGTGTTTCGGGAAATTTACAATAATGACGGGGTTCTGGAAATATTCAGTGGCTTTATTCCTCCTAACCCAATCGCTGTGGGGCCAGGGGAAGTTCATCTACAACCCGGTTACGAGTACTTCTGTCACGGCAGGAGATTACAACAACACATCATCGGAGATGACTGCTACTTCCGCAGTCAGCGCGGATATTGCAGTTACCATCTTTGCTCATGTTATCCTCGACGATGTATCGGCGGGCACAGATGCGATAGCCGCTATATCTCAAGCGGACTCTAGTGGAGACTATGTACGACTAACAAGAGTAACAGCGCAGATTCGTTGCACGGTTAACGATGAAGTATTCGGCAGTGCGGCCGCCGTCCATGGAGATTCCCTTTCTGCTTCAGTCAAAGAAAAGGTTGGATGCATTTCCGTTTCCGCTGCTAGCCGCTTTGCTTGCGCGAACGGTACTTGCGTGGAGAACACCAGCAACCTAGTCGGGCCTTTTGGCTTCAATCGGACAACTATCGGAGTTCTAACTCAAGCTGCCGAAGCATTTTTCTTTGATGGAAAGATTCGAGAGGTCTGTTATTGGGATACCGCTCTTAGCACTACCGACTACGCCAATTATGAATCCGGGGCGTCCTCATGTGAAGATCTCGGGGCCGACCACATCTACCGCGCGGCCAGTGGAACGGATTTGGGGGACGTGGGCGGAGTGGACCTAACCCCGACCGACGTGACGGAGGTTGCGTGGTAGTCGACCAACCGCGATCAGCCAAACCATCGCGAGCGCGGACACGGCAAAGCACGCGCAGAGCACCAGCGCATTCTCGCAGGCGCTCCACAGGCGGGGCGGGGAATAACCGAACGAAGCGCGATCGGGATAGGCGTTCCAATACCGCTCATCCAGCAGCCGCTTGGACTCCTGGTCTATGGCGCTGTCGAGCGGATAGGGACCGAGGGACCACCAGCGAATGACGGCGAGCCAGTAACGGAGCATAGTGAGGCGATTATACACCCGGAATCAGGCGTGATTTGATGCAAAAGCAGTGGCTTGCACTTTTGATTTGGACGGCGACGGCTTTTGCCCAGGACGCCCGCGTCACCCTGGCTCCGGCGGCCACCCCGCCGAGCGATGTCGTGCTGGAAATCTACGACGACCGGGCCAAACCGCCAGTGATTCAACTGCGGGCCAGCGGTGAAGTCCTGGTCCGCTCCGGCGTGACCCTGACCGAAGCCTCGCAAATCTTCTGGCGCGAGGCAGGCAAAACGTTCACGGCCCTTGCGCCAGCGCCCGCGCCCTGCCCGCCCGTGCCCGTGGTGGAGCCGGAGAAGCACAGGTGCGTGCCGAGTGAGTACCTGAAGGACGAAGCGCGGCTGTGCTCCTTGCGGACGCCAGAGGATGTAGGGAAGCCATGATGCGCCGCTTTCTTTCGCTACTGCTCGTCGAGATCCTGCTGGGCCTGCCCCTTGTGGGCCAAACGCGCCTCACCGGAAGGCAGACCGTGGCGGGCCGGACGACCATTTCCCAAGTCGCCGACGCGGGCGCTCCCCCGGTGGGCGCTGGAACTATTGAAGTGCTGGTCATCTCGGAACTCGCCGGCACCTCGACGGACGAGCAGAAGAAAGACACCGCTCCGGCCATCTTCAAACGCATCAACAACGAAGTCTCCTCGGTTCTGAACAACCCTGCGGTCTATACGGATGTAGCAGTCGGCTCCAGCCACATCGCCAGGGTAGAGAATCTACCGGCCTTCTCCTATCCCTACGGGACCTGCACGGGGGCGGGCTGTATGCCCGCCTCTTTCCCATCCACCCCGACCTGTACCTTCGGGGCGACGGGCGGCGGGGTCGGGGAGTGCTCCACCGCTGCCAACATCTCCGTCAGCGATGGCGTTATCACCCGAGTCGTCTTCAAGGCGGATGGGATCAGCAACTACCAGGGCAACGGAACGAACAGCGGCGCAACGATAGGAGGCCGTGATGAGGCTCCTATCGCGGTCACCAACGAGAGCTGTTCCGGGGCTGGCTCGCTTCAGGAGGCCTTTAACACCGCGCGCGATGGGGGAGGAGGCTGGATTTACTTGGACCCGGACACGTTCGGCATTGGCGGCGATTGGGAGATCACCTGCACGTCCCTGCACACCAATGAGGGGCTCTGGATTTCCGGCTCCAACATCACGGTCGATCTAAGCTCCGTCAGGACCAGGATGATCCGGGACACGCAGCTTCGGATAGACCCTCGTATTGCGGGCACAAGCACCTGTGTCGACACGCATGAGAACGGGATTGTGCGAAACGTCAATCTCTGGAGCACCAATACCGCTTTGGGGATGAATGTGATGCTGGTAACTCGGGGCTCAAGCGCTACCAGGTGTCCCGACATGCTGGAAGACCCACGGCACTGGATCATCACCCACAACACTCTCACGCGCCAGTATCCATCAGGGGATATCGAAGATACCCTGACTTTCGACAGCGCCTTGGCCGCAGCTGGAGGCGAGCCCCTTCGCAACTACACCTTTGCCAACAACCTGTTGAACCGTAACTCGTCCGGCACTGGCATCAACATGCAAGGGCAAGTTTTTAATAACCAGTTTTTCCACAACGTTGTCACAAAGTTTGTGGGCCGTGTTCCAGAGGTTGTTACTGTCGGCACGGAAAGTGGCGGCACGCCCTCTCCCGAGTTTCAAACCGACTGGACCCAAAACGTAGTTGGGATGGGGATCAACACGGCCGGCTCGGCCTTTTACGCTCTTATCTTCAGAAACGCCTGGGCGCAGCTGCATGAGAATTGGTACGTCGGTCTGGATGAGCTGAACGGCGCGGCCTCCCGAAGGGCTTTGGATTCTCACTGTATTAACTTGAACACTGGATTAGATAGCGAATCCTTTAGCTCGTGCAACGCCTTCACAGCCAAAACCGGAGTCGCCGACGGCAACGTCTTCTCCAACGACATGATGTGGTCACGCTATAACGTGAATTTCCCCAAGGTCTACCTGGAGGACTGGAGCATCTCGGGAAGCGCCGGGGTGAGAACAGCGAATTTGGCTGCTATCACTCCCTACAACGCCAATAACTGGGAGAACGCCAAAGCCATCCTGCAAAGAGCAGGGAGCCGCCCCTTGACGGCGGAAGCCGTGGCCGATGTCGATGAACTGTGGGCAGAGGTTGTCGCTTCTCAACCCATCACGACCGTCGACGACGACGCGGAAGTCGACTTCAGCCAGTGGAACACGCAAGGGCATCTGTCGATCTCCACCGATACTGCCGTCAGCGGCACCAAGTCGTTTAAGTCCTCGACCTCAGGCGGGGATGCGATTCTGGTTCAAGGCCAAACGGCTATCAACAATTTCTTTAATACCCGTATCCGCCGCACGGGCACCTGCCCTGCTTCCGACACCCCGATTGCGATCTTCAAGGACGCCTCCGACGCGGAAGTGTTCCGCCTGGAATTCAACGCGACCGATTGCCGCATCTATCTGGACCGCAGCGGCACGGAGACGCTGCTGGGCAGCGCCATGGCGATCGACACCTGGTACCACCTGAGGGCCATGTTTCGCCAGCGGTTCACTTCAGGGACCTGTGATACAACCTTCAGTGTTGTCGACGGGGATTGCAACAAGCTCGCGGCGGCCATGAGGGATGGCGGAACTGCCCGCGCCAATAAGCAGCTTCTCTATCAGAACTTTGGCGGGTCTGGTCCTGTCATCAAGTCCATCACGATTCCGCAGGCCCCGGCGAGTTTCACCTTTTACCTGGACGACGTAGGCGTCAGCCCGGTTCATTTTTGCGACCAGATGGGGTGCGCGGAATGAGACTGCTTCTATTGCTCATCCCCATGCTGCTATGGCCCCAGACTCGCATCACCGGGTCACGGACTATTAGTGGTAGCCATCTCCTCACTATCGCGCCAGAAGACCTCGCTGCTCCACCGGCGGGCGTTACCATCGAGCAACTTACCAGCAGCGCGGAACTGCCGACCGCCTGCGCCATTGCTTATTACGATACGCCCGCTTGGTCGGCCTCGCGCAGCCAGTTGGTGGTCGGTTGCGGCGAAGGTATAGGGTCGCCGCCCTTCAGCTCCTTTGACTGGAAGGCCTGGACCATGAATCTGGACGGGACCGGGGCCACGCAACTATCGACCAAGCGCATCAATGATCCGTGGGGCTGGACGCCCGACGGGGATAAGATTTACTTCCGGTCAGCCGGAATGGCCATCATGGACCCCGATACCGGGCTATGGGAAGTCAAGATCGCCGATGTCGTCTCAGGCAATCTTTGTAAGGTCGGCGCGAATCTGTTCGCTATCTATGAAGTCCCGGCCGTTGATAACACCATAGGGGTTTGGCGATCAACCGACGGCGGGGACACTTTTTCGGTCTACGCCAGCTACGAGATGGACGATCCCTACCCGACTTACTCCTTCCATCGGCTGAGAAGTAGTTGCGTTGATCTTGACGCCGATGGCGACCCGGACCTGTTCTATTACAAAAAGAGTTGCGGGAACGGTTGCGGCTCCTTCACCTTCAACGCCAATACAGGAGTGAGCACGCAGTTTACTTTTAGCGGCGACACCGTTCCAGAGTTGAATCACCCCGATGTCTTCCCGAGCGCCGCGACCGTATATGGTGGGTGGCTGGTAGCAGGGGGCGGGAGCCCTGGCATTGGGTATATCTATCCCTTCAACCTGCAAACGGGAGTCGCGGGAACGGCCTTGAATCTCGGCCAGTGGTCCAACTGGACCTATCGCAGCGGCTCGACAGGCGTCGCTACCGGCCAGCTCGCGATGAGCAAGTCCACCATCCCTCGGGATATCGGGCTGTACACGATCGCCACCAACACCCTGGAATTCAGCTACAAATGGACAAACCCGGTGGGCTGTACCTACTGGTGCGAAATCGCGCCGCAGATGGTTTCAACCAACGTCTTTATCATGCGCGCCCCGGATTCCGATGGGATGACTCAAATCTGGAAGGTGACCTATAGCCCATGACCATCGACCGCAAACGCATGGACATCCTTTGTGAGATCGGCGGGCGTGCCCTGAATCTACCGCCCGACATTGATCCGGTGCGGTTCCTCAAGGCCCTTGCGACGGTCGAAACAAGCTACGGCCAGAACTGCGTGCCGCGTTACGAGAAGTCCTACGATTGGGGCGGCAAGAATGCCGATACGAACCTGCTCAGCCAGTACGGCGATTGGGCCGCGTGCAGCTACGGGCCTTTTCAGGTGATGTTTCCCAACTGTGCCCGAATGCTCCCCGGCATTGATCCGGTCGCCATGCAGCTAGCGCCGGAATCGGGGCTGCTTTGCGCGGTCCACTTCATCAACCTGGAAATCATCGGACGCCAGAAGGCCACGACGCTGGAAGCCATCGCGGACGCTTACAACAGTGGGAACTGGCACGACAGTTTTGTGCCGACCCAATATGTCGGCAAGCTCGTTGGGGCCTACGGGAATTTCGAGAACACGATTCTGACTTAACGGAGTAATTATGGCAACACCGCATTACGCAAACGTTCCCGAGACTTGGAAGGCCGGGCCTCCGCACTTCGGCATGTACCGCCAAGCCCCCGCTGAATTCGGCGGGGAGTGGTGGTTCATCAGCCCCTTCAACCAGAAGCCGTGGCTGACGCTCGTGCCGAAAAAGCTCCCGCCCGGCTTTCTGGAAACCTTCGGCCCGGAGCCGCCGAAAGCGGCCTCGCACTGGCAGGAGTGGCACGACAACCTGAGGGACTTCAAGCAGGCTGGCGTGCCGCCCGGCGTGGACCCGGCCAAGATCGAACAGGCCACGCAGTCAATGGTCGCCTGGGGTATGGGCAAGCCCGCCTTCTATGAAGGCCGCTACGGCTGGGCCGCGCGATTCCCCGAGCAGATGTTCTGGGACTTTGATGCGCCGGGCGTGTCATGGCTGGGGAACCCGGACTGGAAGATTGCGGAGTGGCAGTCACGCATGATCGCAGAGGGTGTCATGCCGGAGAAGATTCACCCTTACGTGCCGCACCACATTCTACCCAAAGAGAAACAGGAAAACCCTACGTAGCCCCGGAGAAGCGGGGCGTACTTTTGAAGGTGAGCATGAACCCAATCAAAGCAATCGCATCCCTGCCCGGCAAGGCCGTCCGGTCAGTCGCGCGCAAGGTCTGGGCGGGCTCGGCCGGCGCTGGCTTCGGCGTCCCGGTGGCCAAAGTCGCGCTGTGGTTTCTCACGGACCCCAAGTACGGCAACGTGCAGTTCCCGCCCGACATCGCCGAGAACGTCGCGCTCCTGATCGAAATGGGCGTGACGGCCCTGGTGGCGCTGGTGGCGGGCTATGCCACGACGGAGAGGGAACTGGATGAGACCCCAGGCACCTGACCCCGAGCGAAAGGCCCCCGACCGGGAAATGCCCGACCGTGAATTACAGCCGCGTGGCAGGCCAGGCTCTTGGGGCTTTATCCGTAATGCGACAGGGCCGATGACGCTGGAGCGTGAGTCCGATGAACCAACCACCTAGCCCCGGCGACATCATCCGCCACGTCCCGCGCCCGCGCCCCTCGCTCGGCAGGCTGCGGGTGGAGTCGGTCAGGGGCGATTCGGTGCTGGCGCGGAGCCTGGATGTGGGCGCTGAGGGCGCGATGTTCGAGTTGCCCCTGGAGGAAGTGGAAGGGGATAAGGCGGTCGCTGAGCAGCTTGCCCGCATCAAGGAAAACTGCGCGAGCGCCGGGTGGGATTCCTACGGCGCTGCGCCCGTCAGCGACGCCGCCCTAGCCGCAGTTCCCCGCATCCTGGAGGTCATCGGACAAACGCCATGGATCGTGCCTTGCAACGATGGCGGCGTGCAGTTTGAGTGGCACAGCGGCGATATCGACATCGAGATTGCGTTCGGTCCCGACGGCAGGCAGTGTGAATGACCACCCGTGAGATCATCGCCGCCATCATCGCCTTGGCGTCAACCTGCATGGCGGGCTACACCGAGTTGAAGTGCTCCGATACCGTGCGGCAGGCGGTTCAGGAACAGCGCGAGGCGGATTTTCGCAACTTGGAGGTGATCGTGGACATTGCCCAAGGGAGAAGGTGAAAAGGAAACGCCCCCAGCGCTTTCACGATGAGGGCGAATCCCGGAGACTGATGAAAAATGTTGCTTGGGGGATTCTACCACACGGGTGAGCGGATCATGATGAGAATCTTTTGGGCTGTCGCCATCCTGGCCATCGGGTTCATACTCGCCGGTGTTCTCTCTGGTTTGCTCCAGGCCCAGATGGTCTCGCTCAACCAGGAGCAAATCCGTATCACCGCCTGGCCCATCGAATCCGACCTCAAGGACCTTCACCAATACCACGCCATCATCCAGTCGCCGTCCATGGTGCACATCTCGGGCAACATCCTGCTGGCCGAACTCGCGGAGTTGTCGCCGGTGCCCACGACCAAGCTGATCTGGACCGGGGAGCGCAACAACCGCCGCAGCCTGCGGGCGAAGGTGGACCGCGTTGACAAGTTCGCCGTCCCCGGCATCGCGGCCGCGCTCACGGCTTTCTCGGAAGGCATCAACGGCTATTGGAAGGCCGGGATCGCCGCGCTCGGATTCGCGTACCCTTACATCAAGGATTGGTTCAACCTCGCGGCACCCCCGCCCTGGGTTCCGCCGGCGGACTTGGCCCCCATTGCGCCCATCCCTTTGGATCAGCAGGGAACGGCAGGGGTGTCGCTGTATTCGTACAAAGACATCGGCTCCGTAACACGGGTCATCGAGGTGCGAAGGTGATTAACGCTCTTGCTTGGGCCATGACGCCCATCCTGATGCCGCTCCTGACGGGTATCTGGCCCGTCTGGATCCGCCGCCTGCCCCATACAGCCCTTGTCTGGGCGCTGCTGGGCGTTCCGCTGGTGCTGTGGAGCCAGGAAGGGCGGGGAGCCTGGGCGCAGCAGATCGAACGCCGCGTGGAGTCGCTGGAAGACTGGCGCGACGCCAACCGCGACCTGATGGCCGTGCAGGCCAGCATCAACGCCCAAAACTCGCAGTCGATCGCCAAACTCGCTGCCATTGCCGAAGACCACGAGAAGCGCCTACTGATCGTTGTCAATACCGGCGAGACGATGGTTCGGGTGGGGGGTTGGGCCATCTTCGCCGTGCCGGTGCTGGCCGCGCTGCTAAACGCCATTTTCAACTACTTCATGTTCCGGCGGCAGGAAAGGCGCAACGGGAACGGCGGCGGGAAGATCCACGCGCCTTAGCGCACCAGCCCCGACACCTTGACCCCGCAGAACTCCAGCACGATCGCCAGGATCGCGAGCCCCAGGATAATCCACAGGTAACTGCGCAGGATTTGGCGCACGGTGGCCATTTCCTCACCTCTTTTCTATCGGGTGCTCCAAATACCAGCGCCAGCAGAACAAGCCGATAACGGCGACCGTGGGCCACTGGGACCACCAGGGCAGTTCGCCGAAAGCGTCCACGATGCCCTCGAAGGCCCCTATGGCCAGCATGACCAACCCCAGCCCGCCTGGGACCATGATGGCCACTATGGCAAGGCCCAACGCCAATTTCCCGAGACCGCGCCAGTAGTTCGGTATCGTCGGAGCCTCCCTAACCCAGCGGCAGCCCGTTCAGCACGAGCCTGCGAAGGACGTGCGTATCGTTGTGGAGTTCTTCGATTCGAGCCTGGTGGGCTCCGGGCTCGATATTCGCGCCTTTGTCGAGGCGCATAAACACGGTCTTGGCGACCTGGCGCATTTCATTCTGGAGCGCTTCCATTTGATTGCGGAGACTTTGTAGGTAAGCCAGTTCGTCCTGGCGGATTTCAGGTTGTGGCATAACGCGCAAGCCAGCCCGCACGTGGTGCTTGAGTTGCATTCGATACCGCCTTTCTTGGGGGGCGACGAAAGGGAGGGGAGGGTGTTTCGCCGCGCGAGCGAATTGTACACCCATTCTGCCACGGGAAATAGATTCTTTGCGGAACATTTACAGTGATTTTGCGGCGTTCGCTTTTCCGAACTGTGATGCGCGGGATTGCTAGGTTTCATGCTGATTTTTTGCCGCCTCTACCTCCCCCTGGTTGACTTTGTTCGTTTTGCAGAACGGTGTCCGCTGCCTCGCCATGGGGATCCCTAATTCCGAGCTGGACTTTAGCGGTTTTTTCCAGTGATTTAATAGCCGCGTCATCTCTTGGCATGCCAATTGTCAACCAGAACCGTAATCCGCGTGTCGCTTCTTCTTGGTATGTGAGCTTCCGTTCTGTGCAGTAACCCTTGAATTTAAGACCCAGCTGGGTCTCCACGCGAAAGTACTCGTCATAGGTCGCAGCATCCGGGGCCTTCTTCTTTTTGGGCATAGTTAACCTGTCAAAAAAATCCCTTGACAATCGTGGGCGAACGGGCGTAGTGTATTTGTTAACAGGTTACGTCAACAGATTCACCACGCAACTAGGTAACTATGCCACAAGAAGAATCAGCCGATCAAATGGCAGTCATCAAGCTGCCCGCCGACCTCCATCAGCAGGTCAAGATTCAAGCCATACTTCACCGGCGCGAGATGCAGGATATCTCCGCTGAGGCGATTCGTGAATGGCTGAAGCGTCATGCCGTTGCTGTTGAGTCCAGTCTGGCTGGAGGCAAGTAAGGTGGCAACGGCGGAGTTGCGGCAATCTTCGGACGCTTCCCCGGCCTTCCGTACGGAGCGCGGGGCCAGCCGAACCCTCCCCGTAGGTTCGTCCCCCGTTCTCCGCAAGGGTATGGCGTCTTCCCCCTCGCCGTACCCAACCCAAGCTGCGAGTACGGTTCACGGCATCGAGTCGTACTCGCAGCCCCAACCGCAGACGCTTTTCCCTGTTTCCCAAGAGGACTTTCGGCTGCAAGTCGTTGCCGTCATGGGGCTTGACCTGGATGATTGCGGCGAGCGCGGATTATCGCGTGCACAGGTTGCCGACGCCATGGATGTGAAGCTCCCAACGCTTGATTCGTGGCTCGCCCAGACGCGCACCGATCGCAACATCCCCGTGGCCCAGGGGCCTGACTGGGTTCGGGCGACGGGTTCGCGGCGGCTGTTGGAATGGTTCGCGGCCCAGGTTGGCCTGCGCCTTGTCGAGCCCCACGTCGCTGAGATCGGCGAGGCCTACATCGCCGTCCAGCAGGCCAAGGCTCGGTTGCGGGATTTGACGGAGGTTGCGTGACGGCGCGGAACGCAAGTCATAGACTGGTGGGACTTCTCTCTCAAGGAGGTCTCACCGAAGACATGCGACGCAAATTCCGTCAGCTCGGCCATCTCTTAATCGAGAACGGCAAGTGGAAGGTCCGTTTCCGCAAGTGGGTCGTCGCGGACGGCCGCGCCAAACGCATCCAGGCCAAGGAAACCATCGGCGAGGCGACAGGCCCCCGCGCCATCACCCGCCAAGACGCGGTGATCCTCGCTTGGCACCTGTATCTGAAGTACCAGAATCACGACGCCGAAGTGGTCTGCACTGTCGGCGAGTTCTACGTCAAGGTGTTCTGCCCCGAGCACTGCCGCAACCTCAAGCCCGGCAGTCGCGCGGACTACCAGACGCGCTGGCGGATCTGGGTGGAGCCTGTCCTGGGCCAGATCCTGTTGACGCAGGTCAAGCGCGAAGACGTCCAGCGCATCATCGGCAGCGTCCTCGCGGCGGGTCGCAGCGTGCAAACTGCCGCCCACGTCCGCAAGCTGATCCAGGCGCTATTCACGGCGGCGAAGAAGAAGGGCTGGTACGTCAACGAAAACCCCGCGGCCGCGATCGACCTGCCCGAGATGGAGCGCCGCCCCGCCATGGCCTACACCCACGAGCAGGCACGGCGAATCCTGGAGGCGCTGGCGTCGCCTGTCCGCGAGGCCGTGCTGCTCTCGCTGACCACGGGCCTGGGGCCGGCGGAGTTCCGCGGCCTGCGGCTGGACTGCCTGAACCTGACGCCCGAGCCGCAAATCACGGGCGGCGAGGCGCTGCCGCCGTTCTCGCTCGCGGTGCGGCGGAACTTCTACCTGGGCGAGTACGGCAGCCCCAAGACGAAACAGCGCCGCCGTATCGTGCCCCTGCTGCCGGCGGTGGCCGACGCCCTGCGGGGACTGCTGCGGCGCGAGCGGTTCGCGGCGTCTGATGACCCGGTGTTCTGCGGCGCGACCGGCAGGCCCATCGACACCCACAACGTGAGCAACCGCGTGTTTGGCCCGCTGGCGAAGGCCCTGGGGTTCCCGGTGACCTGGTACGCCCTGCGGCATACGCACGCGACGTGGTGCGACCTGGCCGACATGCCGCTGACCGACCGCATGATTACGATGGGGCACGCGCGGGCCGCGATGACGCTCAACTATACGCACGTCGACGTGGAGCGGCGGCGCGAGTCGCTGCTGCTGGCGGCGGGAAGCCTGACGGAGAGGGTGGATTCGAAAGGAGCGGTGAATTGAAACCATTTCACATCAGCGACGTGCTCTCGGCAACGACCAGTAGGCTCGTATCGTCCCGCCACATGGACGGGCTCTACGAGATCCTCAACTTCCTCACGAACGACGCTGTGTTTACGCACCAGATACCGCGCATCATGGGGGAATGCAGGCCCTGGCTTTGGAGTCAGTTCCCGCAACTGATGAAGGACTCGCCACGCATGAACGAGCTACTGACGGACCTGGACGTGGCGCGCGAGCCGGTTGTCGGCGACAAGGAAAAACTCGCTGTCGTCATCGCCGCTTGGGTTGAGCGGGTGCGTCAGGAGTTTGGGCTACCGGAGCAGATCCCGGTGTACGAGCTTGGTGCCGACATGCACACGCACATCGACCCGCTCGAAGAGGCAAAGGCCATGGTTGGCGAGGAGCGCGTTATTCCTGTCACACCTAAAGGAGACCTGTGAGTCACGGCGGGGGTATAGGCTTTCCCAATCTTTGTTCCCAACGTGCTCCCATTCTACCCGCTGTCGAGGGCGGCGACGAGCCCCTGGCCCCGCTCAACCTCGGAGCCCTGAAGGACGTGCGTGGTGAGCCCGCCGGATCCGCCGCCCGCGCCAGCACCGGCGCCTGCGGACGATGAGGACGAAGGAGACCAAGACGAATGAGAGCGAGCCTGGCCTTTTCCTACGATCCCGACAAAGACGAACTGACGATCGAGGGCGTGCGTTATTCCGGCGAGTTGTTTCGCCAGTACGGGATTGGCCCGTCCCCCGCCGATAGATGGCATCGAATTGTCGAGCGCCGCGAGGACGGCCAGCTCGTCATTGAGCAGTGTATCGACGTGACCAGGCTACCCCTACCGATAGCGAGGCAAGATGACCAGACGAAACCTGTTCGCATCCATCTGCGGCCTGCTCGCCGCGCCGTTCGTAAAGGCGAAACCAGCGCCGATGTCGATTAGAACCGCGGCAAGAGGGCATCATGGGCTGTGAGTTTGTTCCCAACGTGTTCCCACGGGATATAGTGGGCTGGTAATTCGATGAAACAATTAGGGATAACGAGCAAAACCAATTTAGCCTCTGGCCTTTTAAGCCGTGGGTCGCGGGTTCGAGTCCCGCCCGCCTCACCATTTAACCCCGTAGAATCAACGCCCGTCCCCAACGGGCCACCCCACCTGAACCCCGGCTTTGCGGCGAACACGCGGCGAAGCTGTTCCCTAATTGTTCCCAGGCTATTCGCGGAGGTTGCCCGATGACCTTTCACGAATCCAAACCCATCATCCGCAAGGCGCTCAGCGAGGCGTCGGACGCGAAGCTCGTGGAGTTGCTGGACGATGCGCGAGCGGGGAAGGTGCCGTTCGGCAGATGTGAGACCTGTATATGTGGCCACCTTATCGGCCCCGACTGGGACGCTGATGATCTACCAACCGAGCATCCACGTTGGATTTTGTCGTCGGCTTATGCGGAGTTGAGCCACCTGCCCAATGGCCACTGGTTGCCAATACGCGACGACGATGCCCGCCGTCAGCGCGTCCTGGTCCCGATGATCCTGGCGGAAATTCGGCGCAGAGGCAGGGTGGCCGTGGCCGTGGAGCCCGCGTGCGTGGAGGCGATGGTCCGATGACCAACCTAATCGAAATGCCCATCCGCCTCGCCCCGGTGCGCCACGAGCACGAGTGCGGCACTTGCGGCCTGGAGTGGATTTGCCGCGACGCTGATTGCAAGGTCGCCTCCGATATCAGTATTTGCCCGGCCTGCCTCTACGAACTCGGCTCCGTCGAGGTCCCCCTGGACCGCGAAGTGGGCGGGCTCCTGGCGGTCGCGGTGGTGCTCGGCGGGCTGGCGGCGGTATGGGGGTTGGGATGAAGCCCTACTACGAGCGAGACGGGATCACGATTTACCACGGAGACTGCCGGGAGATTCTGCCGCAGTTATCGGCCGAGGCGCTCATCACGGATCCGGTGTGGCCAAACTGCGAGCACGTCTTTCCTGGGATCAACGCTTCTGGTTTACTGGGCGCGGCTTTGCGATCGGCCAATGTGCGGCGTGCCGTAATTCAGCTCGGGTGCAACTCTGACCCGCGCTTTCTCGCCTGCGTCCCCGAGCGATTCCCTTACCTGCGGACCTGCTATCTCGAATACGCCGTTGTTGGGTACCTAGGCCGGATCATGCGCGATGCGGAAGTGGCATTCGTTTTCGGGGACGCGCCAGATTCCAAGCCAGGAGCGAGGGTGATGCCGGGCCATACCATCGCGACCAAATGTAACGGCGATAAGCAGTGGAGCAACAAAGCCAGAACGCCGGAAATCGTCGCTGGATCTGTGGCACGGATGATCCATCCAACGCGGCGCTTACTCCAGCACGTTCGATGGTTAGTGAAGTGGTTCGCTGGCGCATCCGTAATCGATCCCTTTCTTGGCAGTGGCACCACAACGCTCGCGTGCAAAGACGAAGGCGTCCCCTGTATTGGCATCGAGATCGAGGAGCGTTACTGCGAGATCGCCGCCAAGCGCCTCGCCCAGGGGGTGTTGGAATTATGCCCTTAACCGCCCCAACCTCACTCCGCGACGCCTGGTTCCTGCGAGGCCGCGCCATCTACATGCTCTGGCGTGCCGGCCGCGAGATGCGCGAGGACCAGAAGCAGTTCATCAAGGAACGCTGGCGCGACCCGTTCGAGGTCCGCATGGAGCCGTACTGCACCATGGTGCGCCCCAACGGGCAGCCGTGCCGGGCCCTGGCGATGACGGTGAATTACGCGGTCAACGGCGGGCTCGTGTACGCGGTGCGGGTTTGCGCGAATGGGCATCGGTGGTGGGAGGTTCCAAGGTGAGGATCGTCGGCTGGATCTCAACCGTTCTGTTTACGTTCGTTGTCATCGTGGCATTGCGAGGGTGGGTCCTCACAAAGCTGTGGGGCTGGTTCGTGGTGACGACCTTCGGGCTCGCTCAAATCTCAATTCCGCAAGCTATCGGGCTGTCGCTGCTCGTGATCTTTTTTCAGCGCGAACAAAAGACGGAAAAGACCGGCGCGGATTGGTTCAAGAGTGAGTTCGCTGGCGTTTGCTGGCGAGGTATCGCCGGGCCGCTCGCGTGTCTTGGGTTCGGGTGGATCTATTCGCTGTTCCTGTGAGGACGCTCAGATGAAAAGCACAGAGACTATCGAGAATTGCACGGTGGAGTTTCAGCGCGAGCGCGGCGTCCTATACGTCCACGCCCCCGGCGGGTACACCGTAGTTCGAATTCAGGGCCTTGGCGACAGGGAAGCGTTGTTTGGCCCGGATAAACTCCCGGCGCTTATTGATGTCGATGCCGGTCGAAGGGCGAGGACTTAAATGGACGGACTCTTGATCGTACTCGGGATGCTGGGCTGCTACGCGCTGGGGCGTCGCCACGGGCGCGAGTCGTTCGTGACCGAGACCCGGCGGGCGCTGGCGCGGCGCATGGGGCTGACGGCGGCGCGGAGTGATGGGGGACTTAGATGAACGAACACCAAGAATGTCTCGACTACCTGAAGGCCGCGAGCCCGGAGTTGCGGGAGGCGCTGGTGCATATCGCTGAGGGGCTCAGTGATGCCTTGATAGATCCTGCCGCCCCCAGCAGCCCAGCTATCACCGGCGATCACATCGCGTGTAAGGCTGTGCTCTATCTCTGCGAGAACCCGCGCCAAGCCCTGCTCGCCATCCTCAACGGCTCCGCCCCCAAGAAGCGCGGCCGGCCGCGGGGCAGCAAGGCCAAGGAAGGTGCGAAGTGACCCTCCACGACCCCAACGATGTCAGCCTGGACCCCGTGTTACTCCAGGAGTGCGCCTATGCGCGGCTGCGGACCACGGCGGCGGCGCTACTCTGTGGCGCGTTTGCGTTCGGGGTGGTGGTGGGGTTTGCGATCGGCTGGGTGGCGCGATGAGCTTTCGTGACGACATCGAGAGTTGGGCGGATCTCAATGGGACCACGGGCCGCTGTCCATCGTGTGGCGGTCAGATATGGATCGAATCCGGCTGCCGCCCTGAATGCCACCACTGTGGCCATGGCAGGGATGAGCCACAGGGCTGCATTTATTGCGGTGCCGGGCCGGATGAAGAGTGCGAGTGCGAAGAGCAATGACCACCCTGGAGCTACGGCTGTACGAGGAGTTGAAGGAACTGCGGCGGCGCTTCCATATGTGTGCCGAAGAGGGCGGCTCCGACATGCGATACGTCCGGCTAGCCACGAAAGACGCCGACGCCCTCATCCGCGAGTGCGAGGCGCAACTGAAACGCGAGGCGGAGGAGATGCGCGGTGAGTGAGACACCAGCGATTGACCAAAGGATCATCGACCAACTGGAAAAGGTTCGCCAGGACGGACGCTGCAACATGCTGGACTCCAGATGCGTCCAGGCCGTGGCGAACAAGTTGAATCTCTATGCTCTGGTTGTCTGGATTGAAGATAACCGGAAAAAGCCGGGACTTTACATGCAGGCCCTTGAAGAAATGGGGCAGCAACGGAGCGTTACGCCATGACCCTAGTACGCCGCATGGTCTTGGAAGCCGAGAAGCAGGCCGCGAACCTGCTGCACAATATCATCCTCGTCGGCGATGCGCTGGACCGCAACGACCACGCGGCGCTGATGCGGCGCATGGCCATGACGGAGGTCGCGATGCGGCACTGCGCCCACGAATGGGGAATGGCCGCTGAGGAGATCGGGCGCATGGACCTTTCGCCGGTGCTGGCAAAGAGTGTAGAGGCTGCAAAGAAATGAGCGGATTCGTTCAGTTGATCGGCGCAGAGTCCGTGGAGCGGGCAGGACACAACATGCAACATGCGGCTGAGGCTGTCAGGCAGGCGGCTAGCCAGATTGACGATTCCCTCTTGCGGCATCAGCGCTTTCTAGATGATTGGCTCGCCCGGCTGGAAGATGCGCTGACGCGCAGCGCGGAGACGAAGAACCCATGACCGCCATCCCCGTCGCCACTCACAGCCACGACCGCCTCGTGCGTGGGGGCGCGTGGGCGCTGGCAGTGGTTCGTGCTTTTGTCGGTGAATTGAGGGAAATATGAAGCCTATTTGCATACCGTGCCAGCGATTCTTTCGCCCGGTCAAATCCGGGTTCTATTTCCTAGAGGGATTCCCACAAGGCGCGGCCCGCCCCGGCAAAAGCGATGCCGACCGATGGAAGCCATACAAATTATGGGCTGGTGACAAATGGCGCTGCGAAGGATGCGGTGCGGAAATCATCAGCGGCACTGGCACGCGCCCCATCAGCGAGCATTTCGAGTCGGAGTTCGCGACCCTCGTGGAAAGCTGCGGAGCGGAATATCAGGTCAACGACTGTTAGGTGATTATGATGACCCAACCCTTAGGCAACGGTTTCGCACAAAGCGCCGCGCATGAATGGGAAGAGATGCACAAGCCCCGCCCCTGCGACCGCTGCGCCAAGGTCAAGCCCTGCGAGGACTTCGCTACGCCGCGTATCTGCGACAAGTGCATCACGGATCATGTCGAGGATCAGGCGCGGGAGTTGCGGAATTACCGAGCGAAGTTGAGGAACATCGGCCAGTGGGCCAGGAAGGCACTGGCGGTAGTAGGTTCGGAGCGCGTGGACCTAGAGCGGATTTTACGCGAGGCGTTTCCTCAAACTGAGGCTTCTGCCGAAATCGATGAACGGTTTGAAGAGGCGGTGATGGACAGGATTGAGTACAGGCGATCACTAGGCTTGCCAAATTACTACTTAGATGAAAAAATTCCGTGCCCCCGTTGCGGGGTGGAGCGTGGTCGAGAGCAACCTGACGGCTGTCGAGATCCAGAGTGTCCGACGGACATGCCATGGCCTACAGCGCAATCGCCCTATCGCGAAGGCTGCCCGACATGCGAGGAGATCAGGACCAAGTACAAAGGCTTTGGCCCGCGCCACGACGGGTCGCCGCATTGCGAGTCGGGGAGTATCGCCAGCGGCGGGCAGAACGCGCATTGTAGTTGTGATTTTTGCTTTTGAGGAGTTATGGGACTTTTACATCAATTAGGCAGTGGTCAGGGATATCTCAAGGCCGGGTTCCTTGGCTTCAACAAATCCGGCAAGAGTTTCACAGCGGCGGTGATTGCTGTCGGACTCTGGAAGCATCTCGGCAAGAAGGGCCGCATCGTCCTGTTCGACACCGAGGGCGGCTCGGAATACCTCGTGCCGATGATTGAGAAGGAAACCGGGTCGAAGCCCCTCGGGGTTCGCTCGCGCTCATTCGCGGACCTGATGGCCGTCACGAGCGAACTCCAACCGGACGACATCTTTCTGGTGGACTCCATCACGCACCCGTGGCGCGAACTCTGCGACGCGCACTTGGCCAAGGTCAACGAGGGCCGGCAGAAAAAACGGCTGCCGCCGCGCTCCAAGCTGGAGTTTCAAGACTGGGGGCCTATCAAGCTGACCTGGGCACAATGGACCGACTGGTACCTAAACTCAAAGGTCCACATCATCATTTGCGGACGCGCCGGGTTCGAGTACGAAATGGAAGACAACGCCGAGACGGGCAAGAAGGAACTGCAAAAGGTCGGCGTAAAGATGAAGACCGAGAGCGAGTTTGGTTTCGAGCCTTCGCTACTGGTTGAAATGGAGCGCGTCCAGGTATTCGAGGGCGAGAAGCATGTCATCAAGCGCCGCGCGACGGTCCTTGGTGATCGCTTCCAGGTTTTGGATGGGAAATCCTTCGACAACCCGACGTTCAAAACGTTCCTTCCCCACATTCAACTCCTGACGCCCGGTGCCCACGCCCCGATCGACACAGGCCTCAAGTCCGATACCGGCGTGGATGAATCAGGCGACGAACACTGGCAGCGAGAGCGCCGCGAGCGGGAGATCCTTTCCGAGGAGGTCAAGGGACTATTCCAGCAATACATCCCAGGACAAACGGCAGCCGATAAGAAAACCCGCACCGAAATGATGGAGAAGTACTTCGGAACGCGCTCCTGGACCAAGGTGGAGAACCTTCAATCGGGCGAATTGCGGGACGGCCTACGCGGCCTGCGGCGGCACTTCGAAGGGAACCCGGACGACAAGTTCGATATGCTGGCGCGGTTCCAGGAAGTCAAGAAACAACTGCGCGCCGCCACTGGGTCGGATGATGCCTACTACGCCATCCTGGGCTCGCACGGCTACGAGAAGTCGAACCAGATCGCGGACCCAGATCAGCGCCAGCAAATCCTGAGCGATATGCGAGCGCGTGCGGCCACGCAATCTTCCCCGGCCGCCTCATCAGCCAAGCCGGAGAGCGGTGGACCGGGTGCTCCGGGGGGAACGCCCGGCCTCACCGTGGGGGATTTCAGCGCGGCCGAGCTGGCCGGCGTGCGGCTCGTGGCGGAACGGCTCAAGTACTCGACCGTCGAGGAGTACCTGGCGCTGTTCGCAAAGGATCAGCGGGAGGAGATTCTCGCGGCGGCGGAGCGATGGGCGGAGGCTCAATGACCCTGGACGCCCTCAGTCTTCGCAAGCGAGCCGACGCCGCCCTGGCGCTCGTGGCCGAAGTCACGGGCGTGCCGGTGGAGCGATTCGCCAAGCGCGCGCGCCGCGAGGATCTGCTGGCCGCGCGACGGTTTGCCATGTGGATCCTGAAGGTCGTTCTCAAGATGAGCTACCCGCAGATCGCCGAAACGTGCAACATGCGGGACCACGCCTCCGCGCTGCTGTCGGTCCAGCTCGTGAGCCGGTCCCTGCAAGATGACGCCGAGTTGCGCGAGTTCTGCATCCAGGTGGCGCGGCAACTGGATCCGGGGTTCCGGCTGAGCGATGAGGACCTCGCGGCCATGACGGCGAATCGCCCGCGCAAGGGAACGCCGTGGGACGTGCCCCGGCCCTTGCGGAACGGGGCATGGCACGAAGGCGCGGAGTTGCGGCCCAGGGATGCGGTGCGGAAACGATGACAAAGATGACCTCTACCCCTAAAGTCAAAAAGACCGTGACGTTCACCGACAAGACCCGCGCCCTCTACAACGCGATGAAGTCCAGGGGGCCGGTGAGCTTCACGCTGGCGGATTTCCGGTCGTGGCTGGCGGCGCGGGCCACCCCCGGACCATTCACCGACCGGCTGACTGGCCTGTGGAAGTGCGAGTACTCCCGCGAGTTCATCGCCATCGAGCAGGTTTCCGTGGACCACAAGCTCCCGCTCTCTATGGGCGGCACGGGGACTCTCGACAATCTGGCGGTGTGTACGGAGCGAATGAACCGGATCAAGGGCGCTATCCCCTTCGATCAGTTCCTGGACCTCAAGGACACCGTGGACCGGGATTGGCCGCGTGAGGCCGCCACGGAGTTCTGGAAGCGGCTGGCGATGCGCCCGACGTGGCGAAGGAAGAAACGGATCGGAAGATTCGGAGTGGGGATTTGAAAGAGGGGCCCGGCAATGCACCGGACCCCGTGTCTTTTTAGAGTAACCCTGTCTTTTTATGGTAACACCTTGGAAAGTCGGAGCGCAGGGATTCACAAGGTTAATTTCGCTCCAAGCGTCCGAAGCGCCGCTTTGTTTCGCTTCCCCCTCTGCCCATACGAGCCTTGCTCAGCGGGGAGAGTCGGCGCAGCCGCAAGGCTGGCATCGTCTGACGGCGATGGGTGATTTTCACTATACCGGGCCGGGTTGTCTGAGTTGCTGGCAACAGCAGCGTCAGGGCCTCAGCCGGGCTGATGTTTAGCTCCGTCAGGCTCCCAGGTTAGGGTCCTATCCCCTTGCCTGGTTCGTGGTGCCGGACCCACACGGAAACTCGGGCAACCGAGTGGAAACCCGTCCGGTTCTGCGGGAAATTTATTTCCCTTTGGCTCTCTTCCCTCTGCGGGAAGGTCTGGCGGCTCATCAAACAGGCATGGTTCACATAAGCAAGGTGATAGACAGCATGGAATTAAATTTCGGCGAACCAGTTCCAGAAACAAAGACCCCCAGGAAGCGAACGCTGCCCCCCGACATCCAGTTGCGGTTCAACGAATGGTGGGCGCTGTGGCCCAAGAAAGTGGATAAGGACGATGCCGAGCGGGCCTTTGCCAAGATCATCGGGCGCGACCAGAAGAGTTTCCAGAGATTGATGCGGACCACGTCCTACTGGAACTACTTCCAATACACGCGCATGATGGCCGACAAGCGCGAGCGCGACTTTGTTCCCTACCCGGCGACGTTCTTGAATAAGGGCCGCTGGAAAGAGCCGCCGCCAGAGTTTCACGACTGGGCTGAGCGCGCGCAGCAAAACGGCGTGGCGGGCCTAAAGGCTATCGCCGAGGGGCCGCACGAGGATGTTCGGGCCGAGGCGCGGAAGGCCCTGGAGGATTTGGCGAAATGAGCGACAAAGGCCGTAAACCCTGGCGCGTTGGCCGCAAAGTGGGGCGCACGATCTACGACGCCGATGACAACCTGATCGGCATGATGGACACGCGGGAGTTGGCGGCGGAAGTGGTGCGATGTGTAAACGTCTCTTTGGTGTCAGAGGAACTAGAGAGGGTCACTGAGGAACGGGACGAGTTGCGAGCTACTATTCACGCTTTTATTGAAAGCGGGAGAATGCAATGACCGACGAACTGCAAAAGATCGCGGACCAGATCAAGGCGGCGGGGGAGAAGGAAGAGGCGGAGAGCGACTTAGAGCAGACTCGCGTACAGGCTGCTGGCGTCTTAACGGCAATCGAAGGCCACAAGCCGGACCCTCCGGTTGTCAGGGGTGATTACGGCTGGTCTCCCGCTTACGAGGTAGCCATGGCGTATCGAGTCCAACTCGAAGCCGCCCGCGCGGCCCTGCTGGTGTTCGCGGAACGGGGGAATTGGACGGATTCTCCTGCGACTCCAGGTTCTAGCCTGAATGCGGGTTGGTACGGTGCAGCCACGCCCTGGAAGATCGCGCAGAAGGCGCTGGAGGGGAAGTGACCATCGGCTCCCAGATCCGCGCCCTGCTCCGCGAAGGCCCCTCCACGTCGGCTGAAATCACGGCGACGCTCGGGATGCCGCGCCGTGGCACGATTCGCGGCCATCTGTCGTCGCTCAAGAAGCATGGCCATGTGCGGATCGAGGGTTGGATTCGCCCGCCCAAGCACAAGCCGCAGGCGATCTGGGCGCTGACGCCGAGGGGAGAGGCGAGGGCTAGGAAGTAATGACCAGATCCCAGGAGATCGCCATGTCGGAACTTGAGCATAGGCTGTATCACATCCTCGTGCCGCTGCTGGAAACCCATCTTGATATGGACCCGTGCCCGGCGATCAAGTTGGCCAATGAGATTGCAGCGGCAGCAGTCAGGGATATGCGGGCCAGCGCCGACCGTGCGGACGTGGAAGCAACAAAGGAACGCATCAGGGAAATAAAAGAGGCCCTACGTCGGTTGTGGATGCGAAAGGAGCGGTGAAGTTGACCCGCTCCCAGGCGATCCGCCAGATCCTGGACATCGCGCCGTCGACCTGCAACGAAGTCTCGGCGCTGCTGGGTCTGACGTGGCGCTCCACCCGGCGCGGCCTGGACGTGCTGCTGGCCCACGGCCATGTGGAGGTCGCGGGCGTGATCGACGCGCAAGGGATGCCGCGCCTGTACCGGCTCACCCCGAGGGGCCGGGCGGTCCTGAAGGCGCGCGAGAAAGAGCACCGCATGGTGGGCTGGTTCGGGGGCCTGACGCTAAGGCCGCAGGATGTCCTGAGGAGGAGAGGGTAGAAACTATGCCGTGGTCAATCGGAGCAGCAGTCGTCTCGTTGCTGGTGGCTATCTTTGGCGACAGGTTAGCCCCTGGGGGCGACGCCCCACTGGTCGCGATTTGGTGGATGCTGGGCGCTATTCTATTTTGCCTTTGGAGTAAGACTGAGAATGACTGACGAACTACGCAAACTCATTCCGCTGCCGCATCTGGCGCGGTTCAAACAACTATGGGAGGGCATCGAAGTCGACCAAGTGCTCGGCGACCGCGTGCTGGTCCAGGAGGTCGAGCCGTTCACCGACATGGACAAATCGACCATCGTGATCCCCGACGAGGTCCGCAAGCGCAATACCCCGGATGCCTGCACCGGGATCGTGCATCAGGTGGGGGACCAATACACGCGCGAGATGGGGCCCGGCGCTATGGTCCTTTTCGACCAGTTCGCGGGCTCGAAGTTCACCATCGGGAAGGTCAAGTTCCGCGTGCTCGACACGTCCGAGATTGTCTGCACTTTGCGGGCCGTGGAAGGCAAGACGATGGGGCAACTCGTGGGGCCCGTGAAGGATGAGGTGCGGCTATGGTGATGCGACCAAGGAAAAAGCACCGGAAGAATAACCCACCTGAGCCAGCGACGACGCAACACGCCTCGCACTGCTCATTCTGTCAAAAGGACCCTTCTCAATGTGGTGTTCTTGCGGTAGTGCCTAATAGTTCAGCCGCCATTTGCCACGAATGTTGCTTGATATCACTAGATTTGATTATGCGCTATGGCGTAATTGCTCACGAGCAGCCCTGGAAAGATCGCGCGCAAGGCGCTGGAGGGGAAGGGTAATGGATTTTCCCGGCAAAATCATCGGTTCCTTGCTGCTGTCCGGCGTGGTGACGGCGGGACTGGCATTCTTTATCGGCATCTGCGGTAGCGACAAGGCTTCCAAGACATTGTTCTTGTTGGCGATGATTATGACCCTGGCGTCGGCTGTGGTCCTATTAGTGGATGCATGGCTCTAGCCCGATACTGCACCTTTGACTTTGGCGTACTTTCCCGGCTTCGCGCCCTTGGTGGCGACGCCGCCCTTGACGGCCGTGATGGAGTTCGCGGCGGCGTACTTACCTCTACATGCCGAGTGCGCATCCAGACCACGTTCACCTACGAGATGGATTGGCATGGCCGCCCTGACGATCCCGATGAGGATGGCCAATCACTCGGCGAACGCATTGAATTCTGGGCCAACGAGAGTTCGTCGTGCGCCGACAATCTTGTGGATGCGCTCGTGCTCTACGTGCGCCAATTGGACGCGGCTGGTGGGTGTATGTGCGCCCTCGCTGATACGAAATTCATCGAGACCGTGGGACCCGTGAAGGAGGAATAAGCCATGGCCACACTCGAAACAGTGCCGCAACCAACCGACGAGCGGTGTTCGTTCTGCGAGATACTTCCCAGGGACGTACTTATTAGGTCGCCAGACAAATCGGCCTATATTTGCGCCGAGTGCGTTGTGGCGTGCGTTGGGTTGGTTATCGGTGACCTGCGGCTTAAAGCGGATCGCGAGAAATGGGCCGGTCGTGCCGCAATGATTCGAGACATGTACCCCTAGCCCGAAGATGCACCGGGCCTGTCAAAGATGAAGGATAATCACACCATGAAAGTCATACCGCTTGAACCGGGGCTGCGCGACAGCCTCGGCGTGATGGAAGAGAAGCGCAAGGCGCTGAAGGCGGAAGCAGATGCCAAGTTCAAAGAATGGCAGGCGCTCACCGAGCAGTTGGACGCCGCGGCCAAGATGCGCCGCGAACTGTTGAATGGTGCGGCGGGCGTGAAGGATTCCGGCGAATCCGTTGAACTCAGCGATGACGGCGCGTACATCGTTGTGCGGGAGCACGTCGTTGGCCTCTACGACCACCAACAATCGTTGGCACCCCTGTACGGCCAGCAGCAAGCGGCATTGGGGAACATGCAAGGTGGGCTACTGGGGTCTGCGCTGGGAGCGCTCAGGCCGCCCTGGCTCTAGCCCGAAACTGCGCCCTTGACTTTGGCGTACTTTCCCGGCTTCGCGCCCTTGGTGGCGACGCCGCCCTTGACGGCCGTGATGGAGTTCGCGGCGGCGTACTTACCCATCGGCGGAATCACGGCATTGTGGATCTTGCCCGAGCCGACTTGCCCGTTGCCGCGTGTCTGTTTGTGTGCTCTGCCCATTGGTGGTCTCCTGTTCTGGTGAGTTTTTGAATAGCCAATCCCAATCCGGCCCGCTCTGCCGGTTGAGATCCGCAGGCGACGGGTGGATGCCTTGATCGTTCATCGAAAGTCCTGGAATCCGGCTTGGCCCATCATCTCTTTCAGTTTAGCAATGCGTTGCCGGGGATCGGGGATCCTGAGCGCCTTGTTGATCTGGCCCCGCTTGGCCGTGATGGCCCGCGACAGCAGCGCGTGACGGCCATAGCGATCCGCCTTCTGGTACTCCTCGCTGGCGATCACGCCCTGCATGGCGATATGGATCTGCGAACCCGTCAGGGCCTCGCGGGCGCGAAACTCATAGTCGCTCTCCCAGGGGTTCTTGCGCGGGTCCCCCAGGCCGACGCGGTTTTGGACCAGCTCGCGGGTCACCGGGTCGGTGTCTTCGATGGCGGGCGCTCCGATGCCGGGGTTGATGAACGCCTGCGGGGTGTTACGCTGAATCCGCCCGAAGTTGTCGCGCCTGGGCGGCAGGGCGGTACGCACTCCGGGGATCCGCTCCATCGCGGACGCCATCGGCCCCTGGGCGCGGGTCTCGCGCCGGGAGGGGTCGAGCAGGCGTCCCACGTCGGCCACGGCTGTCGGGACGAAGCTGCCGATCATGCGCTGCCCCATCTTCTCGAAGGATTTGCCTGACCGCGCGGCTTCGGTGATATCCTCCATGCCGGTCAGCATGGGTTGTTCCTTGACGCTGCGCAGCCCTGACGACAGCGCGGCCGCGCCCAACTCGAACGGCTTTTTGGGGTTGGTGAATTCCTCGTACATGTGGGCCCCAGAGACCATCAGGTTGCCGCCAGGCGACAGCGCTCCGACCTGGTGCCAGCGCCCGCCGATCTTGATCGCCCCAGGGAGCCGGTTGGCGGCTTCCATGGTGCCCCGGTCGGAGGGCAACTCCGGCGACATACCGGTCATGTGGCCCGATTCGGCGAGCTTCCAGCCCGCGTACATCAGGGCCGGGCCAACCATGCCGCGCCCAATCATCTCCGAGATGCGCTTCTGCTGCGCGGGCGTGAATGTCTTGGTGACGGCTTTGGTCGCGGCGGCGCGCACCAGCCCTACCGGTGCCCCCACGGCATACTCCATCACGCGGCTGACGATGGCTGAGGGGGTGCTGGTGAACGGCAGAACCATGTCGAACAAGCCCTGCCCCCAGCGCCCGGTCGCACGCCAGGCTTTCTGGGCAGCGTCGGGCAATTGCGAGGGCGGCACGGCCAAGGCGTTGCGGAAACCCTTGAGGCCCTGCCCCAGCATAGTCTTGTTGGCGAACACCGCGAATTCGGAATGAGCGGCGGCGTTGGCCAACATCTCTTCACTGGGGGCCTTGGCCAGTTGCGCGGCCCGCTTACCGATTGCCGCCGCCCCGAGCTTTCCGGCCCGCTTCTCGTTGATGGCGAGCACGCGGGCTTGGTCTTCGAGCGAACGCCGCAAGGCATAAGCACGAAACGGCGCGTCCATCGCGCCCTGGGCGCGCCTGACCTTGTTGACGTAGGTGTTGAGCCACTCGTGCTTGGTCATCAACTCGCGGGGGAAATCGAATTTCTCGAGTTGCTGGGCCTTCGCGCCGTGCTTCCAGATCTGTTTAGCTTCCGGGAACCCCTTGGCCCCCATATCCCAGAGCGACCGTCCCACGGCCCGCAAGTCAGGCCCAGCGACGGTACGCCGGCCAGTGAACCCGCTGAGCACGATATCGGCCATGGATGCCGGTATTTTGGCAAACTCTTCCAGCGCCATCACCGTAGTGTTGCCACCGAGGTTGCGCCCGGCGTTTTTCAGTCCCGTCAGCAGCCCGGCTTGGCGAATCGCCGAGACGATCTCCGGAGCACTCGGCCTGGCGATCCTGAGCATCGACTTGTTGAGGTCTTCGAGCATCGCCATGTATTTGGCGGTGTCGCCGGAATCCCGTGCGGCGCGGGCCTCGGCGAGGGTGCGGGCCAGATCGGTGTACTGGTCGCTGTCGATGTGGCGGCCCGGCGCGAGGCGCTTGGCGCGGTTGATCCAGTAAGCGTCGTCGAGCGAACGCTTGGCCATCATCTGGTGCATCTGCAAAAAGCGCCCGTGAGACGAGCCGGTCTTGGCGATCCAGTCCAGGTATCCGGTGGCGTCCTTTTCGAGCGCCGCGATCGTGTTCTGAATGGCGTATTTCTCGGCGTCGGGGATGGCGGTGTCGAGCTTCTTGGACAGGTTCAGGATCGTGCCATTGAGTTCGCTGATGCGATTCATGGCCTCGCTGAACACGGCCTGGTGCTTAAGGGGGTCCGATTGCAGTCCTTTGACGGCACGCTGGACCACGCCCTCCGGCAACTGATCGGCGGCGGCCCGGATCATCTCGTGGGTGACGGGCTCCTGAGGCAGCAGCGGGGTCGTCTCGGACCACTTCGCCAGGAAATCGTCCCAATGGGTTTTCTCGGCGTCGGAGAGAAAGTCGAGTTTGCCGCGGATGTCGGCCCGCCGCAGCAGGCGCTCGGTGAGTTTGCCCGGCTTGCCCTTGCCAAGGAACGGCTTTGCTGCCTTCGCCATGCCAACCATTGGCATGACGCCCAGAAAGTCAGAGATGTCCGGCTGGTAGAGCGATTGCGCGAACTCCTGCCCCATCTCCTCGGCTTTTCCCAAAGGACGTGGCGGGTGCGGCTTTGTCGGCGGCTGTTGGCCACGCAACCATTCCGCCATGGCGTTTGGTGGGTTGCGCGCCGTAAGGTTGGGCAACTGCGGTGGGCGCTCAGCGATTGGTGCTGGCGCGGGGTATTTTTCCTGAATCTGCGCCGGGATGTAACGCTCGCGATACTTGGGTTGCGCCATGCCCAAGTACGGTCCCGTTTCTCGGGGTTCTTGGGGTGGTGGTAATTTCGGGCGCAAGTCCACGCTTGGGGCGGGCTCCCCGACTATTGGCCCTAGCAACCGCGCAATCAAGTCGCGGATGTATGGCTCCAGCGGGTTCGGCTTCTGGGGGATGACGGCCATTATTCGTTGATGTTATCCGAACTCCCCATGGTGTTGACGTTGACTTCCACCTTGGGACCTTCCAGCGCCTTGATGGCCTTCTCCAACGGAATCAGGTTCGCCCGGATCTTCGTCGACCCCTTGGCGATCTTGTTCAGGGCGTCGATAGCCCGCTTGGGGTCGCCCTGCATTTCCGACAGGATCGAACTGGCGGTGTAGCTGACCCAATCCTTATCCTGCTTGCGCCCCTCTTCGGTCTCGGCCCTGCCCTCGGCCCGGATTTGTCGGCCCTCACTGCGGGCGGCGCGGGCTTCCGCCGATTCCGCCCGGTCTTCAGCCGCTTTCTCAACCGACGGCCCCATCTTGTCGATCAGGGCGTCGAGCGCTCCGTAATTCTCGGTCACGTCATAGAGGGCCGCAAACTCCAACTGCTGCGTCGCCGCGCCGGGGAAGCGCGCGCGCCAGTAGTCGATGCGCTTCTTTTTCTCTTGCGCTGTTTCTTTTTCCGAGTCATCGGGCAGCCGCAGATCGACATCGGTGTCGCCTGCCAGGATGGCGTCGACCGCCGTTAGGGCCTCTTCAGCCGGGATGCCTTTCAGGATGAACGGCGTCGCGAGCTTGACGCGCTCCTTGGGGTCGAGCGCCACCTTCATGGGAAACAGCCGATCCCGAGCCTCCTGCTCGGTAATTTTGAACATGCGGGCGGCGCGGAAAATCTGGTGCTCCGGGAGGTCTCCGATGTCGCCGTTGTCCTGCATCTTTTGCAGCATCGAAATCTTGGCGACGTCTTCATTCCACTCCGGCGAACCGACCGGCTTGGTCATCACGCCCGCCATGGCCCGGTCGCGCATCTGCTCCATCTGGAGCTTCTGCTGTGCGCCGCCCTGCATCTGCTGCAAGGCTTGCATGATTGGAGCGTCCATCGGGACATCCGGGGTCGGGGGCGGCACCAGCGTGTTCTGAATCCAGCGGCCCATGCGTTGCAGGGGATTGCCCTGGGGTTGCTGGCCCATCGGGGGAGCGCCCATCCCAGGTTGTCCAGGGGGCGGCATCGCGCCGGGCTGGCCTTGCGGCTGTTGGGGCTGCCGGGGGCTGTCGTAGTCAAAGTTCAATCCCGCCTTGCGGGCGTCGCGGGCGGCCTTCTGCATGTCGATCGGGAGCCCCAGTTGGGCCATCTGGACGGCTTCCAGGAATCGCTGCTTGGCAGCCTGCTTCTCCTCATCGCGCACGCCCTTAAAGTTGTCGACGAATTGGTTGATGCCCTCGACAACCTGATTCGCCACTGGCGTCTGGTACGGCATCGCGCCCTGGGGCGGAGGCATCCCGCCGCCGTGGTAGAACCCGCGTGCGCCGAGGCCGCGCTGCGGCTGCGCGCCGGTGTAGCCTGGGATTTGCATTGGAGCTGGCAGGAACCCACCCATAAAGACCTCCTAGAAAACCCCTTGCAGCAGCGTCGGCACCAGAGAGGCGGCGCTTAGGCCACCACCGCCACGGTTGAACAGCCCGCCCAGCCCGCCCAGGATTCCGCCCAACCCGCCCAGTAGCGATGGCAGCATTGGCGGCTGATATTGCGGGAAGGCCGTTGGCGGGTAGCCCGTGGCCGCCGAATATTGGTACGGCAGCAAGGGGTTGTACTCCGGCTGCGTCCTGAGCCACTCGTTGTAGAGCCGCTGCAACTGGTCCTGCTGAATCGAGTACTGCGATTGCCCGATCCCCAGCCCCGTCGCCAGGTTTTGCATCCAGGTCTGGTCCAGGCCCTGGGCCGTGTCGAGATTGACGCCGAGCAACTGCAATTGCCGCGCGACTTCCGCCATGGCCGCCTGATTCTCGGTGCCATAGAGAGACTGCGCCCCCTGCATGGCGTTCTGGAGAAGCTGCTGCGCCGCGTTCGTGCTCGCCCCGAACATTTGGCTCGTTAGCCCGGCACGCTGGTTCATCTGGTTCATCAGCGATTCGAAGTTCTGGGCGCTCAACTGCTGCCCGGCCCCGAACCCCTGGCCGGAAAGCTGGCCCGCGGCCTGTAATTCCCGCTGGCGCGCGGCTTCCTGGGCCGCCAGGGTCATTTGCCCCAACAGGGCGTTCTGGTCCTTGCCCGCCTGCGTCCAGTAGTCGGTGGCGGCGTCGCCAAAGACGGAGGAGAAGCGATTCCCCGAGACGTTGAACCCCTCGGTCAAGTCGGCGAAGTTGCGCTCCAGTTGCCGCTGCTGGGCGTCGACCATGGCCTGCCAGGCCGGAGTCGCGTTGGTGGCGTACCCGGCGTTCTCGGCGATGCCCCGCAGGTACCCCATGTCGGCCCCGGTGTCGGCCAGGAATTGGTCCGGGGAGCCAGCCCCGCCGCCCGCCGTTCCGCCGCTGGGGTACTGAATGTTGATTTCCGGGAAAGGATTGCCGCCCCCTGGCCCGCCCGCGCCTCCACCCGTCCCTGTTCCCGTCCCGGTCCCCGTGCCGCCTCCTGGGGGCAGCGGCGGGCCGCCAGTTCCGCCCGGCGGCGGCTGCGTCGTCGGGGGCGGGAACGGATTTGGG